ACATTTTTATTTTTGTTAGAAATAAAAATCATTTTGTTTTCAAAACATTTTTATTTTTGTTAGAAATAAAAATCATTTTGTTTTCAAAACATTTCAAGGAATAAACTCCGATAATTTTTTAATAATAACTTGGTTTTTTATTGCTAAAATTTCAATATTATTTTTATACACATCTATAAATTTATCAATAGCATTTTTTGGACTTTTTTCTCCTGTATTCCAATTATAATCATCAAAAATCATAATACCTTGAGGCACTAATTTTTCAAAACTATAAATTGCGTCCAACCAAACCGCTTTTGCGGAATGATCTCCATCAATATAAATAAAATTATAAATTCTATCCAAAGTAGGAACTATATTAACACTCAAACCTCGTTTAATAATAATTTTATTCTTATTATGTAACGTATTGTTGATAAAAGTATGAAATGTATTTTCATTAATATACCCGTCCCACTCCGCCATTTGTGTCAGTGTAGACTCGCTATATTTTATCCAAGGATCAACACAAGTAATAAAACAATTATTTCCAGTTAAAAAATTATCTATAAAATAATTGGTTCCTAAACCTTCAAAAGATCCAATTTCCATAAAATTAATATTATCTTGATTTTTAAATGTATTCAAAACTGAAAAACAATCAAAGTTACACCAATTGATGGTATAACGAATTGGTTTTTCTAAAATGGCTACATAAATTCCATTCCACCATGTTTCTGCAGATTCTGGTAAAGCTGTATGTGATTCATCCCAGGTTAATCGAATTTCTTTTTCATAAAGCACTTTTAAATTTAATTGTTCTATTGATTTTTTAGTACCATCTCTTACATCTTTCCAATTCCAATCATCAACAATAAAAATAAATAAATCATCCAAACATTTGTAATAATGTAACAGAGCTTTAAAATGACTTTCATTACTATGATTCCCATCATACATGTAAATATTAAATTTTGGTAATGTTGTAGTATCTATTTTGAAACAGTCATTTTCAATAAAAGTTGCATTATTACCAACCTTGTATTTATTAAAATTGGCTAAAAATTCTTCTTTAGGACCTCCAAATTCACTCCAGTTATCAATACAAACAACAGTAGCTTTATTTCCACACATTGCAGAACATACAGAGCTTCCTTTCCAAGAACCAATCTCTAAATACCTAGCATCTTCCGTATTTAATAAATTATTATAAAAATGACGAGTTTTTGTTCCACTCATTCCTTCCATTTTAATAATTTCCTCTGTAATTTTTGAAATTTTATTTTCGGCATTTTCAAAAGCAATTGAAATAAGATTTTTATAGGTTTCCATTCTATAATTCAACAATTTATTTTTTTTACAAGCAAATCTACAATGAGTTCACATACATTGGAAGGTAATTGTTGAATAAAAATCATAAAAAGTAATTCTGGACTTTTAAATTGAAAAAATTGTACAGAGCTAAAATATTTTTTTTTATCTTGAATAATTCCATTTTCATTGGCATTAATAATAGATATTTCACACTTGTCTCGTAATACTTTAGACATGTGAATATCAATTTGAAATTCAATAGGATAAAAATGTTCAATCATTTGCTCCAAAGCCTTTCGAGTAGTTATGTAAAAATGACTATGAATCAATGAATAATCACTATTTATATATAATCGATGATGAGTATCAGTTTGTTCATATCCAAAAATAGAATTAGAATAAAATGGATAATTATTAATAAACTTGCTAATATATTTTATTTTGGAATTAAAAAACCAAATGGTCATTGGATTTTTTGTCAAGTCCTGAATTGCTTCTAAAATATAATATTTGGCTATTTCTTGAGAATGTATGGAAATGTCATCCTCGCAAATAGCAATAATTTCAGCGTCATTTTCAAAAGCCATTGTCCATGCTTTCAAATGACTGATAGCGCAAGCTCCAGCCTGCCAAGTAGGAATTATACTTGTGTTTAAGGGTCCTCTTGTTATATTTTTGTAAACTACCGAAGAAAAAAAAGAGTATTGGTGTTGCTGAGCATATTTAGAATCAACAGCAGGGACAATAATCACATTATTACTAATTTTTTTCAATTCAAGCAGTGAATTTTTTAATCGTTGGGTATGGTCTTTTCGATTTATTAAATACACAGGCAAGTCTAATATATTTTTTTTGTGATACCTTTCCAATACATCCATTTATAGTTTTTAATTTATTTTCTTAAAATTAAAAATGAATTTGGAAAAAATTCAAGCCAGAAAAAGCGAAATACAAAAACAGTATTTCGAGTTAGCCCAAAAAATGAGAAAATTACGAGAACAATCACAAAAAATAAAACAACTTGAAAAAAAATATTATCAAGATGTAGCTAAACAACAATACCTATTTTTAAAACAAATTCAACAAGCACAGCAAGCAAAGGCTAAACTAGCACAACAAGCACAGCAAGGACAGCAAGCAAAACAAGATCAAATGGTGGCTCTTGCAAAAAGAAAGGGAGATTTACAAGATCAAATTATGGCTCAAGCTTATAACTATTTTCAAAGACCATATAAAAACATAGATAGAGATTACAAAGATGATATAGGAGACCACATAGATGATGACTATTAACCTCTCAAACTTTTTTTCTACAAGGCATTTGGTGTATATTAATGGAAAAATTTTGTTGACATTTATAATAAATGAATAAATCAAGAAAAAAAATTGGTTCTGGATTATTTGGTAGTATTTATCTTAATCAGGATAAAAGTGTTAGTAAAAAAAGTTTTGATTTGTATAGTCAATTACAATTGCATAAAAAAGCTTATATAAATGACCCTATTCATATTGTAAAACCATTATCTCAAAAAATACAAATTATTCCTTTCCGTTTTAAAGATTATTTCAATCCTTTGAATTATAATTTTAGTTTAGGAGAGTACATGAATAATCAGTATAAAATGCAGTATCTAAATCCAAAAAATGGATGGATTACTTTATATAACGCATTAGATTTAACGGATATTGACTCTAAAATAAAAGAAATCTGGATCAAGGAATTATCCAAAGCAGTAAAAAATTTACATAAAAATTATATTGCTCATAATGATTTACATGGAGGAAATATAATGGTGAATATATTAACAGGACAAGTAAAACTTTTAGATTTTGGATTGGCTCAAGAATTTGAGAAAGAAACTTGGAAATATTTTTGCGAGTCTAAAAAACCATTAAATTTTTATGATATCTACAATTTAGAATTACTAAAACATCATATTAATCCATTAGAATACAAAAGACCAGATTCTTATGAAATTATAAAATTTGAAAAACAAAATTGTAAATAATTTAAAAATAATCATTATTTTTAAAATGGATCGATTTTATAATTTACCGGGACATTTATTAGAATTGATTTATAGTTTTGATTCCACTTTTTATGAATATTTTAAACAAGTTATTACAAAATTAACCAAAAAAAAAAGAATTTATTACCCTTGTGGAAAATCGCTTTTTCTTCAATATGAAAAAACAAAAAATGGAATAAAAAATGGTTGGTATACAGAGTATTATACGCAAAAAAATCCCAAGTTTGTTTGTTTTTATATCAATGGATTAAAAGAAGGCCCAGTTTTTGAATATCATCCTAATGGAAATGTATTTATAAAATACTATTGTAAATTGAATAAAATAGTTGGTGAATATAAAGAATTTTATAATAATGGAAATTTGATGATGACTTGTTTTTATAATCAAAATGGAAAAAAACATGGATTTTTGTATGAGTATTACATGAATGCTTGTTTATATAAAGAGGCATTTTATGAAAATGGAACCTTGAAAGGTTTATATAAGCTTTACAAGTTAAATGGGGAAATTTTAAAAAGTTTCAATTACGACTTTAGAAATAAATCATAAATAATTTCTTCTCTAAATTGTTCCAATACATTAAATCGTTGACAAGTCAAGTAGTTGTATTCCATAGAATCATTCGAATTTTGAAGAAATTCAACTTGATGGATATGGTTAAGACACATGACTAGATTTAATAAAAAGGCTACTTTTTTATTAAAAATAACCAATTTTTGACTATATAAAATTCTTAATAATTCAATAATAAAATCAAAAGTAAATTTTTTTTCAAAAGAATATTGTTTTATTAATTTTTTAATGGAATCCAAATTTTTTGTTTCTTTTGGTATAGAAAAAAGTTCCAAAACTTTATCAGAAATATCTAGAGAATCTTTTTTAAGTAAAGTTACCATAAATTCTGTAGATAAATCAGGGATTTCAAATATATAACCCAAATCGTAAATAACAATAGACTGTTTATCGGTTGTAATACCCCAATTTCCATTATGTAAATCACCATGAACCATTCTTTTCAAAATTATTTGATCTAAAATCCAACATTTTAATAAACTCATTTTTTCTACTTTTTGAGGAAAAGTTAAAGGTAAATTAGAATCATTTTTGAAAGAATCTACAAATTCAGTAATTAGAATATTTTCATCACAGTAATACAATTTTGGAATTTTTAAAACTTGATATTCTTTCTTGTAACTGTTTCGAAAAAGATTGATATTTGCACCTTCTTTTCTAAAATCAAATTGAGATTCCAACATTTCAATAATATCCGTAGTTTCACAATGTATAAATGGTTTTACGGCAAAATAAAATAATCCAATCAAAGAACACCAAATTTTAAAATCTTCTTTAACTTTGGAATGTCGAACCTTGACCACTACTTTTTCATTGTTTTTTGTTAAAGCACTATATACAGTACCAATAGAGCCTCGAGCTAAAAATTGTATAGAATAAACTTTGATATTTTTTTGTACAAAGTCATTAAATATCCAATCTTTAGTTTCTTCTTTAATCAAAACTTGAGTTTGAAACGATTCACAAATTTTTACCATATTTGGTTTGGAATTGTTTGAAATTGAACTAAAACTTGAATACCATTGAGCAAGTTTTATAAAAACGATACCCAAATTTTGAATATGTTGTTTAAGTATTGCTTGATGTTGTATATTATCATCGTTGTAAATAATTTTTATAAAGATATAAAAATTACATAATGATACCATTTTTTCAACTAATGGAAAGACCATTTCTATTGTAAATCAATTTTTTTCTAAAAACATGCGAACTTCCAAATCAAATCTTGATCTAATTTGTTTCATATCACTAAATTCATGTTGAACCATATCAATAAATTGTTTTTTTTGGTCAATTGTAAAATTTTCTTTATTTATTTCACGAATTATTGAATTTTTGGTTATTTCCAAATTTTGTGGATTAAAACTTTTTACAAATAATTCATTTGTTTTATGCCATAATAAACTAGAATTACGTTTACAAAAAATTAAAGAATTCAAGTCATTTTGATAATGAGTTTTGAAATATTTTTTGATAATTTCTTTACACCGATCCATTTCTATGTACACAAAAGTTAATTAATAATGCTTTGATTTTCATTACTATTGATAATATTAAGATTTTCATGAATAAAGAAATTTTCATTTTCAAACAAATTTAATAAATTTCTAATATCATTATGAATAATATTTATATTATTAGTTACATTATTATCCTGAACAAGATTAATAAAACTACGATTATTGATATTCAAATTTTCCAAAACTCGCACTAGACGAATACAATCTTGTGTAAAGGTGTTATTTCTTATGGAACGACGATTTCTAAAGCGTCCATTACAATTTAAACAGCGCTCAAAATTTCCTTGATATTCTTGAGAACAATGGGTATGAGCAGAAAATTCACATCCACATCCATTATTGATATTTACAACTTGACTATCTACAACCAAGCAAAAAACGCATTGTAAACGAGGAGTACTTGATTGTTGACGACAATACATACAATGAGAAAAATGTTGTTGATAATTTTGAAAGCAATTTTGATGTACATAAAATCTACAATTACAATTATAAAAATTTGAGACTAGTTGAACACGAGAGTTTGTTTCTAAACATAAAATACATTGATTTTGAGTCATTTTTGATTTTTTAAAAAAACAAAAAATATAAAATTCAATTTTTAAACTGTTTCATTTTGAGAGTCTTCATCTAGTTGCTTTTTGGATTTAATATAAATTTGAATTTCTCCAATGATTCCAATTTTAGATGTCATTAGCAAAGGCATGTTTTTTTGACAATGAATATTTAAATTTACGGCGCATCCTGCAATTTTTAAAATACGAGATAATTGTTCGGTATCGTAATCCTCTGAAAACTCTTCAGATTCATCTCCCGCCATTTTTTGTGCTTCTGTATCTCCTAAAATTACTTGTCTACTGTATACACTTCCTACATTACATAAAAACCCAATCGTATACTTTTTGGCTGCAATAGTAATAGTATTTGACATGTTAAACATATCTTTACACATTTTACTAAATTCATTGGAAGATACCAGAATAGAATGCTCATATTTATCGGGTAATGCAATTTCCAAATTTTGTATATTTTGAATTTTTACATAACTAATGGTTAGTCTTGAAAAATCTTTTGGAACAATCTGGATTCCCAAATCAAGGCTTTGTTTTTCTTCAATAAACAAAACTAATTGATCACGTTTCTTGATTGATTTGAGCATTTTATAAAAATGATTCATGTTGAGTCCAATGTTTAAAACTCTACTTTCAACACTATCGGCAAAATAATAAAAGTTGAAATTTTCCGATTTTAAAACAATATCAATCAAAGTTCTTCTATTACTGTCCATCATTCTTAAACTTATTCCCTTGGGTGTAATTTCAAAACATGCCGTTTTAATAACATTATGTAATAACTCTGTAAGTATTTTAAAGATGTAGGCATCCGTCGTCTTACATCTAAATAAATAAGTTTGGTCATTTTCCATTTTTCTTTAAATGCCAATTTCTTAAATTAAAATCGTGAAAAAACAAAACAAACAATTATTAAAAATAATATAATTATTCCAACAACAAGTATTATTATCCATTTTTTATTAAAAACTACTCGAAGATTTTCTTTTGGTTGAATAGATTTTAAATTAATTTGTTCGGTAATGACAATAATTTGCTCTGCAATTAATTGATCTATTTTCAAATCTACTACTTCTTTTAAATCTGTAAATAAACTAGGAACAAATTCAATTTCAGATACAAAATATCGTTGTGTTTCAAAGCAACAACTAACGTCAATTCGAGTTACAAGTTTTTCTACATTACTTGTTCCCATTTTTAGTTGGGGTAATACAGAAAAAACTTTTTTGGTGAATTGAAGAATATCTCTACCTTCTTCCGTTTCATCCATATCGATAAATTTATCCGAGTAAACATTAGTTCCATGAGGAGATTGCGTTTGTATAGTGTAATAATATTTGTCCCCAATAAAAAAAGATCTATATTCGTATTTTTCAGCCAAATATTTTATATAGGGTTGGAATATACAACCATCATAAATGGAAGAAATTCTTTCCAAGTATTTTATAACTTTATAAGCTTCCGTGTTTTTGTCAAATTTTTTAAAATCAATTTTTTCCTGACCAAATATAGGTTTTCCTATAAAAGCTTCATCGTCTCCTCTTTGTATCTTTAATATTTTGTTTGCCGTAGCTTTTGGATTTTTTTTGAATTCATTCGACGTAACATAAACCATCGGTAAAACATTGATATTGTTTTTTTTCAAAAAATCATAATATTTATTTTTATTATTGATAAAATTTTGGAAAATAAATGGAGGATAAACATTAGGAAGTTCGAATGTTCTTTTCATTTCATTAAATTCTTTTTGAGATAGAGTATGAAATGCTTCCAACATGTCAAAAATTAATAAAAATACTACATCACATCGTTTTACTTTTTCATAAATTAATGGGTCGTTTCCAAAAATATATTCAATAATATGTTTATTTTTATACGTATTTTTCAAATAATAGTATATCGAAATATCATCAGGAACATAATCTTTATTTTTATTTTCTATAATAAATTTTTGATTCACTTCATTTAACCAATGTCTTTCCTCATCAATAGGAATTATTTCTTCTTTATCTAATTCTTCTAATTTATAAGGCGTAATAATAAGTCCAATTTTCATATATTTTATTTAGGAATAAATAAAATATTTTACAACTGAAAATGATGTTTTAATTTTTTTAAACAATTTTTAATCAAAAATGTCACTTGAAAGCTTTTTTTGCGGATTAAATTCTGGATGTGATCCTTTGGAAACCTTGATTAGTCTTTGTTTTATCGATCAAACTATTGAAGAAATTTTAAATTTCTTGTCCAACCAATTGGAACGTGTTCAAAAAGTATCCCATTCTGTAAAACGAAAAAAATTAAATGATCGATTGTATACGCTACTAATTTCTTTTAAAAATCAAGAACCAACCACAAAGGTTTCTAAACTAATTTTCTTAGATACAGACATTCATTGTTTTGATTTAGATTGCTCTCAAGTTGCATTGGCGAAACAATATAAACTAATGAATCCCTATTACAAAACAGAGGAAAATTTTCAAATAGAATATTTTAAAGACTTTTTTCTCAATAATAATTTTAATCTAATGATTCAATTTGAAAAAGTTAAACTACAAATCAAAAAATTTACCCTTACCAAAGAATCATCATGGACAAAAGACACAAAAGACGTTGAAAAATATCTAGAACAACTAAAAGCAGAATATTCTAATATTTATATAGTGGGATGGAAATCTATTGTTCCTCCATGGTTGATTTTACTCGAAAAGGCTTATTCTAAAACTGAATTTTATGAATGGAAAAAAAAACAAGATCAATTACAAAATCATAGATTGTTAGAAAAAAGACTTGCGGATATACAAAACTCAAAAACAAACTTGGATCTTTATGTTTTTGGAAAATTAAAAATGGAAATATTACAAGCGATAGAATCTTATCAGTTAAAAGAATTATATATAGAAAGCAAAAAATTGGAAAAATTAAAGTCTTTTGTAGATCATTCCCTTTTAAATTTTACTATTATTCCAATTTTTTCGATAGAACGAGGAGACGTAGGCGAGAATTTTATTAATGATTATAATGGATTAATGGGTATAAAATATTTTGCCTAAACTTTCCGTGGTTTAGCAATAATAAAATGATTATTTTCTTGAAGAGAGGACTGAATAATATTAAAATTCTCGTAAAAAATTTTCATATTATCGAAAAGTTGGTCATTGATTTGATTATGATACAAATACAAAATTGAATTTTCATTTTTAGAAATTCTATTCATTTGTTTCACCACTTTTTTAAAATCTTTATTTTCAATTTCTTGAAAAACATTAGAGACAAATAACATATCATACTCCTGAGATGGTAACTTGGAATAACGAATATCATCAATACCAAATTTTATTGATGGATGTTGATGATTTGCTTTTAAAATTTTAAATTCATCTTTATCAATTCCACTTACTATACTGTCTTTATTTACCAAATTATGGATTTGTTGTGTAGATTGGCCATACCCACAACCTATATCTAAAATTTTTTGGGTTTTACAGTTTGTTAGATGAACAGGAGTTAAAGATATGATTGGATAGTGGCGTAATAAATTTATAAAAGGATAAGCAATAGCCTTTGTTATAAATAAAAAGACGAGTATAAATCTCATGTTTTTTATCTTGAAAAAAATTTTTTTATTTTAAAAAAACAATTATAAAACAATGAGTGCATGCTCAAGTGCTTCTAGTTCAATTACTGCTCCCACGGATGAATCAAGTTTACAAAAAATGACTGAAAGTTTGGCCAAGACGCAATCGGATGCAATGGCTAAAGCTGTTGATAGTATGAAAGTCGGTGAATGTACCACATCAACTGCTGTTATAAAAGCAAAACCAAATAAAGGAAAATATCAAAAAAGCACGGGTTGTGCTCAAGTTTCAATCCAGACTCAACTAAGTGTAGCAATTAATAAAAGTACCCAATGTAGTTTATCTACACAAAATAGTAATGTTCAATCTGATGTTATTCAATCGAATGATATGAAAATAGTTTTACAACATGTTTCAGCTTCTCAAGCGTTGGCACTATCCGCTGCTCAAACCAATACCAATGTAACCAAAGTGTACAACTTTTCTTCTCAAAGTGTTCAAAATACAATGAGTAGTTCCATTGCTTCCACGATGCAAAATTATGCCAAGAGTTTACAAAGTTTAAAGAAAGCAATAAGTGGTGGAAAAGCATTTCAAGCAAACCCGCAAGCTCAAGCAAGTATATCCGCTCAAATAAGTGCAGTAGAAAATAATTCCGACCAAACCGCAATTGCAGAACAAGTAGCTAAAAGTATAAGTAAAATTGTTCAAAACAACGGTTTAAGTATTACTCTTGATGGTGTTGAAGCTCAAAATCTAAGTCTAAACTTTTCCCAATTAAACGTCAATGATTATGTAATTCAAAATGTGACCAATCAATTTGTTAGTAATGTTTTTGGATCTACTGTCCAAAATGCAGTTGGAAATACTGCAGAGGCCGCTCAAAAAGAAGCCTCTTCTTCTAGAAAAAGTGGTGATAAAGCCGCTCTTGGCAGTGGTGGAGGCTCAACCAAGAAATCAGGTGGTGCCAAAAAGGGTTTTATATTTTTATTATCCCTTATAGTGATTGGAGGAGGAGCAGGTATTATGGCCTCTGCAAAAGTAGCTCCACCTATATTTAGTAAACTTATGCCTGCAGGCTTTGCTGCAGCGGCATTTTTGTTTCTTTTAGGTATAGTTTTAATCAAATTTCATAGAAGAGCATTTGGTAAAACATTTCTAATTCTAAGTATAATTTTGTGTATGGAAATTGGTGTAGGAATCGGCTTAGCAGCAGGAGGGGGAGGCGGGGGTGGAGGTGGAATGGCTGGATTACAAATGATGGGGGGAGGAGCTCCACCTCCTGCAACCTCTACCACTACATTATCAGTGGGTCCTAGCTTAAGCTTGCTATAAAATGGTCTAAAATAATTTTTTATTTTTTCAAAATAAAAAATGAGTTCTGTCGCATCCAATTGTAATGATAAAATTAAGAGTGATACATATACTGTGCTATATCTTGCTCAGAATAATCCATCCGCTGTAACCAAAGCATTAACTAGTCTCAATCTACAATCTTGTTATTTAACTCCAGCAGGAGAATGTACTCAAAGTGGATGTAGATTAACTGGAACAAGCTCGAGCACGTTTGATTGTAATTGTCTCACCTTTTTTGCCAATATGAATGCAGGAGTGTATACTGGGTTAACATGTATTATGAATACTGCAGAGGCAAGTTCAACTGCTATTGCCATTTCGCAACAAACAATTAATTTTAGTATAGTAAGTCCTGGTGATATTAGTAACGTTGAGCTTACCAATACCCAAAATGCTTCCGCCAAAGTAACCACCATGACATTGGCGGAAGCTTCCAATCAAGATACATTGGCCAATATCAGTGGAAAAAGTATTCAAAAAATTCTGGAACAAGCCAAACGAAATCCAACAATGTTTTCAGATCCAGTAAGTCAAACTTTAATCAAAGCTTTTGATACTTATTTAACAAATAATCCAGAGATTTTAACTTCGGCAGTCAAACAATCCGTTGTATCCAAAGTAAAAGCCATGACAACTTCTAGTAGTGTCAGTAAAAATACAATCAATATATTGATTGAAAATTCAACTTGGGATAAATTTAAAGCCGACCTTAATCAAACTGCTTGTATTAGCTTAATTGCTCAAACCATTGCCAAAAGTGTCGTTAATAATATTGCAAATAATGCATTGTCTGCTCTTTTCAAAGATCAAGGTATTACAATAGAAAATTTACCTAAAATGTGTAACCCAAATCTTACTCCAGCGAGTCCAGAACCAGCTGAATCTGTTTCATCCATGTCTCCCACTCCAGTTCCTTCTTCAGCACCTGCCCCTAAAAAAAAAAATAATCTACTAGTAATAGGAGGGCTTTTACTGCTAATAATTGTTATTATCATTATTGTCGTGGCAACAAGAAAGAAAAAGAAACCTCAACAGTTCCCAGTGCAACGAGGATTTCAACAAATAAAATTGTAATTTTTATTCTACAATACTTACTCCATGGAACGATACATCTAAACCCAATCTTTCTTGTTCTTCGTCAATACGAATTCCAATCGTCATTTTTAAGATCTGTAATAATACCAATGTCCCAAAAAATGAAAACCCTGCACTAACAATTACCGCAACACTTTGCCATGCCAAAAGTAAACTATTTCCATAAAATAAACCATTTGGATACAAAGAATTAATTGTTTGAGTTGCAAAAAGTCCAGTTAGTAAAGAACCAATCACTCCTCCCATACCATGAATTGCAAAACTATCCAAAGTATCATCAAGCTTGTGGATAGTTTTCATTTGAATAAAAATATAGGAAATAAAAGAGCCACAAATTCCAAAAAGAATAGCCGCTAGAGGAGTCACATATCCACATCCAGGAGTAATGGAAACTAACCCAGAAATAATTCCACTTGCCGCTCCAACAACCGTGCTTTGTTTTTTATGAATTGATTCCATCACCATATAAGTTATCAATCCAGAACATGCAGCAATATGGGTATTTATAAAAGCAAAAGAGGCTATACTATTTGCACTAAATGCAGATCCAGCATTAAATCCAAACCAACCCCACCATAATAAAGCTGTTCCCATTACAACCATATTTACATCTGGAATTTCAGGTTCCGTTTGAATTCGTTTCCCCAAAATTAAAGCCGCTGCTAGACCAGAAAAACCGCTTGATATATGAATAACGGTTCCTCCAGCAAAATCCAAACTAGGTAATTTACCGAGCCAGCCCAAAGAAATAGGAAACCAATTTTCATCAAGTGTAATACTCCATAACCAATGAGCAAGAGGACAGTAGATTAAAAAACTCCATAAAATTATAAAAATAACAAAAGAGCTAAATTTCATTCTACCGACTACCGACCCACTGATAAGAGCAGGTGTAATTTGCGCAAACATATTTTGAAATGTCATAAATAAGACATGAGGAATTTTGTCACCATAAGCTCCAGAAGGAGCAGCGCCAACATTTTTTAGTAAAAACCATTCATAACCTCCAATATATGGACTCCAATCATCAAAACTCAAAGAATACCCTACCAAAATCCAGCTTAATGTAATAACCGCCATACTTACAACACTCATCAAAATAGTATTATTAGCATATTTTTTCCCTGATAATCCACCATAAAATAAAGCAACTCCAGGAGTCATTAACATGACCATACTGCTAGCAACAAGCATCCATGCTGTATTTCCATTATCTAAAATAGCGTCTTTGCCTAAAAGAGACTGAATTTTTTGAGTTGGACTATTGTAGTTTTGACAAGTAAATTCCAAACTATATTGACTGTTGGAACAATTCATTTTTTTATCAGCTAAATGAAATCAAAAAGAAAAGATCAATTTTTTGATTCGCAAATGAAAGCATTTTATTTTTCCTCAAAATAAAATTTCAACTAGACAATCAATTAGGAATAAATGCACGTGGATTAGCTCCATTAATTACGTTTGGATTTAAATAAGGTAGAGTGTATAAAGCATAGTTTGAAGGGGTTATTCCAGCGATTGTTCCTTTTTCACAACAATAACAATCATATTCTTCAGGAGTCAGAAGATTTACAAAAGAATTGAAACTTAATGGAAGAGGAAGTTTATTTTGAATCAAGTAACGAAGATATGGGTCTGAAACTGGAGTAGCCATCTAATCTCTTTATTATTGTAAAAAATTTATTTTTTTATGCAATTTCTTGTAATTTTTTATATAGATTGTTTTCTACAGTAGAGGGAACAGTTGTTGTTGAAGGAGCTGGAGGAGCCGTGATCACAGGGGTAGTTGAAGCAGGAACTTTGGGTAAATTTAATACTTTTGCTTTATTAAAAAATAAAAATGGCTTTTTAAGATAAAAAATATTGTAAAATAAAAATCCTAAACAAACAATAACCAATAGAATAAATACTTTAAACCAAGGTTTTTTATAAAATGGCAAGACAGCAGGAGTAATAGTATTTGGAGCTGTATTTGAAACTGAATTGGACATTTCAGCAGGTATTTCTTGTGGTACCGGAGGTTGCTCAACGGGTTCGACAGGCTCTAAAATAATATCTACTTGTACGTTGAAATCAGCCGTGTTATTATCAAGCTTTTTCAAAACCAAAAAATAGTTTTGATACTTGTTGTTATTGGCAATAATGTTTCCATTTATTTTTCCCTTGGCATGTTTCATTTCAATTTTGTTAATGTCTACTGAATCCAATTGCTCTTGTGTTAATACAATAGCGTGAAATTCATGCTCCGGATTTATTGATTTTACATTAAAATTCAACTTGAAATTGACATTCTCTCCATTCAGATCAATTAATTGAGGTCTTTTCGTCAATGGGTAAATTTGAGTTTTTGACATTCTTGTTTTTAACTGTAATTTATTTAGTTTTTAAATCAAAAAATGAAAACCTAAATAATTTTTAAAAATTAAAACAAGTTATGGACAATAAGCAAAAATACATTAAAACAATTCGTCAGCAAATTAAAGACCAACAAAAATGGAAACAAGATGCAATTGATTTACTAATTGCAAATGGAGAAAGTGACCCTGATCAACATAATTCTGTTCTCCGTTTTAATATAAAGATTGATTCTTTGGAAAAAGAAATAGAAGACTTTACGGAAGATTCTATTGATTATCAGGTTTTTAGTGATAAACTAGACTTGAAATTTAGTAAAGAAAAAGTTCAAGTTGTATCCACTAAACCTCATGAGGATCGATGGGCCGACACAAAAGTTCAAAATGCCATGAAAAGAGAATGGAATTGGTTATGTAGAATGGATGGATTTGTTCCTCAATATATGAAAGATAATCTTAGAAAAATGCCCAATAATAAAGGTTACATTTGGAAAGGTATTTTTTATTTTGGGCTATTACCTCCCGAAAATCCAATGGAATTAACAACTGCGTTTGAAAAACATAATCAAGCTCTATTTATTCATGAATGGTCACCAAGTTATTATAGAATTTATGAAAAAAGTGACAAGCAAAAGTCCAAAGTGTTGACATTTGAAAAGTATTTTTAATTTGCTTCGTTTCTTTAAAAAAATAAATTTTTCAAAAGTAGAGAATGATTATTCCTAATTTAAAAGATAAAAGTCCCGGTTCACAACTCCACAGAATATTATTCCAATTTTGTAAACAAGTAGAGAATTCACCAAAAATAAACCCTCCCGCAGCATGTCGGTATTATTTCCTTATTGGTAGTTTAATTTGGAACACTTATGCATGCTTTGATAATTCATTTCCTTTTGTCGATGGATTTAGAGCGGAACGATTAAATATTGCATGTCGCATGTGTGAAAACGAATTATGGTGTTATTTTTATAGTCGTTTGATTGTGTGTTTTCAAGAGTTGAAAAAAGTTGAATGTCCTTGGCTTACGATTCCAAAGTATGATGATTGTGTTGCTGTATGCCCGGAATTTTTAACATCGGTAAAACAATACTTGCGAAAAAGAAATAATGATGGATTTATTACGGATAAAGTGTTTGATTATCCAAACAAAGGATATTTTATTAATATTGATGATACGATTGAAGATTTGAGATCTTTGCCGGATCCAGACAGTTGGACACCTTTAGCAGTAAAGCAACCAGATGGAAGCTATAAAAAACAATCTTTTGTTCAACCGTTTTTTGGCCAAGTCAAGAATTGGCTAACAACAGAAGAATGGGACCAAGTTTGGCAAATCGCCAGCGATAATTATCCATCCAAAGAAGTGTTTGAGCAACAAGTCGAGAATCAAGTAGAAATTTCTAGCGCTTTGACAAACCAACAAAAGTTAATTGCAGAGATTTGGGCTGGAACAGAACCCAAAAAAGCATCACCACCGACTAAATGGATGATTTTGTTGGCACTAGTTATCGCAGCAAAAAGTTATCCATTGAAAGAATCTGTTGCTCTTATTGGTGGTATTTGTTTCAATCTATTACATGCGGGTGTTACTGCATGGGCGGTAAAAACAAAATATTTGCAAAAGCGACCGATTCAAGGGGTTCGTCAAAAATACTTTAATCAGGAAATAATGAGCCCATTTAGTGGACAAATTACAAATGGCGGACAATGGCTACCTTGGCAAGTATCCACACTCTTTACTCCCGGTTTTGCTGATTATGTTTCAGGACATTCAGCATTCAGTATGGCTTGTGCCGTATTTTTCCAAATGATTTTCAAATCGGATGTAATTCCATTATGTGGAGTTTTTGTTTCTCCAGATTATTATCATTTATGGTCGCAAGTTTTTGATGATATTAAGAGGCCTTGTTGTGTTGATCAAATAAACTTGGATCCATTATGTAGTATAGTTAATTCAAATTATCCAACTGCTCCAGTTTTCATTAGTTGGAAAAGTTGGAATGAATTAGCCAATCAAGCAGGAATGTCTCGTATTTACGGCGGGATACATTGGGAAAATAGTAATATGGGTGGATTAGAAATTGGTTCCTATATATCTAGAACTTTGTTTGATAAAATTAATTGGAAAGGTATGAACTTGAATTTTTAAAATATTTTTTGGATTTCAGGTCAATTATTTGTTGAATATTTTTTTGTTCTACTCTATTCATTATTTTGTAAATTTAAAAATAAAAATTTTTTTATTTCCTTTGGATAAAAATGGGAAGCAGTCACTCTACTACTGTCACAAAACAAGTCAAAGAAATTCAATCCAAAACCACAGAAAAAATTAACCAAGTTATTAATGAAGCAATTCAACAAACCATTGCTCAAAATACCAAATCGATAAAGGAATTAAAACTTTCTGGTCTCTCTGAATTACAAAAGCAAAGATTAGCTACTCTTCCTTCTGAGGACGTTAATGCTGTCTTACAAGCTCACCAAGAGATGAATAAAAATTTGAATCAATTGGTAAAACAAGTATTAAAAAACCCATCTATTCCTCTTACTGTAGAAGCTATTAATGATATTCCTACTCCAATTGCTCAACAAGCCAGAAAAAAGATTCAAGCATTACAAAAAGAAGCTCAAATTCAAGCATCTGTTCTCGTTGATGATGCTGCTACTTCCGATGTAAAACCAATTATTAATGAAGTTCAACAAAAAGTTCAAAACGCTACTCAAGTTGCCATGAAACTTGCTAAACAAGCAACCATACCTGGAGCTATCTCTGCTCAACAACATAAACAAGTTGTTCAAATGACTTCTGAAGCTGCTGAAACTGCAAAAGAGGCTGTTGATCATGCTAGTTTAGTTGCTGCAACAGCAGCCAAAATTGCTGTAAAAGAACCAACCTCTCAAAATATTCAAAAAGCCAAACAAGCTCAAGAATTACAAAAACAAGCCAAAGAATTAGAAAAAGAAGCCAAAAAAGCCCAAAAAATTACCAAAACGGTATCCAAGACTCAAAAATTACAACAAAAATTACAAAAATAATTTGATTGTGTAGTTTTTATTAATCATTAATAAAAACTTGTATTTTTATTAATCATTAATAAAACTTATAATTTGATTTGTTTCTCAAATAAAAACCCAATACATTTGCTTTTAGGAAAAGGATAAATGACATTATCTACATTAAAATATTCAACCTTGTAAAAGTTTTTCCTATACTCTTCAATACTAATATGTCCGCCATAATTTTTAAGTAGTCTCCAACTGGGCGCCTCGATAAGCGGAAGACTTTTTTCTCCAAATACATCATAATAAATCTTGTTTAACAACGATTCACAATTAATGTACAATGGATTATGTTGATTCATCTTTACATAAGATAAACAACAATTAAAAGAACAAAAAATACCATCCATCAAATAAAAATCATTTTCAATCAACGAGTATTGAACATTTTGATTAATATCTGATGACGCTGTTTCTTTAATATCTTTCAACTGTTGAGGAGTTATATTTTCCCGAAGGATATACTTATCTTTTGTAATTTCAGAGTGATAGGATTTTGAAATTCTAGGAGGAACGTACTCAATAGGACACCCTATAGGTCGATAAGAAAAAGAATGACGGCACCAAAAACAATGTAGATTGGTGGATTCTGGTAAAAGTTCTTGATTTAAATAAGATTTCATTGTAAAGACGCACTGATGGTCTCGTTTAGATTCGTCTAAAAAAGAAAAAAAATTGGATTCGTCTTTATCCGTAATATCACTAATTTTGGTTTTTTGTAATGTTTTATCATCTTTTACCAAACTAATAATATTATATTTCAAATCTAATGCTACTGTATCTAAATTTTTTAGCAAAAATACAGGCTTTTTCATTTTTGTAAACTGATCGATTTAATTAATAGCAATCATTTTTTTGTTTAATAAAATTATTTATAAGATGATCTAACTAAAGCAGATTTACAATATTGTGGGTAAGCATTAGAAATATTGAAATAATTGGCATCGGATAGAGCAGTTCCTGGAGCGGCCACGTTCATGTTAAATCCGGGAATATTATAGGCTACTCCGCCAAAGGCAGGAGAAATAACTACAGGGCGTACTAAACACTCACCTTGAGCATTTCTGTAGGGACAAGCGGGTTTTGTGTAGTAGTTTCCTAAAGTATGATAGTTGGGAGTACCATTGACTTGTGCATGTGAATCACTATCTGCGTATACTGAACCATTTTCTGTTGATCGGTCGTAACTCATTTTTTATTTCTAAAGAAAAAAAAAAATTTACCAATTTTAATTCATTAAATCTTATTGGTTTAAAAAATATGTCCTTTTTACATAAATGAATAACATTGATATTTTATGGATTCATAACTTTTTGTTAATCAAGTATAATAAAAACGAAAAAGAAATGGAGAATAAGGAATATGAACATTGGAAAAGTCTTTATGAATCGGTAAAAGAGCAAAAGACTACATCCAACGAGGTTTTGGAGGACATTAAAAAAAAAATGCTTGAAGTCGAAAATAAGAAAGACATGGAACAATTTAGTTTTTATTTAATTCAAGCGATTCCTATGCTTGATGAATATAAAAATCTTCAAAAAAAACAAAACAAGATTTATTTCATGTCTCCCAAAGAAATAAATAACAATGGTATATCTATTGATAATCGTCAAAGAATGATTACCATTTTAAAAAATTATTTTCATCTTGTTCAAACTTATTTTCCAGAAGATTACAAATCGAATGAATGGGATAAAGTTAGATCAACCATTGAAATTTCTCAAACAGAAACAAAAACAAACGTAAAGGCAAAATGCCAAGTTTGTAACAGCGATTTTAATAGTTTTACAATTTATGAAAATCATTTTGTTTGTGAAAAATGCGGTTGTGTATCTACTACCACACATAGCAGTATTTCGTACAAAGATATAGACAGGGTCAATATAAGCAGTAAATATACTTATGATCGCAGAACTCACTTTAGGGACTGTATAAACCAGTATCAGGGCAAGCAGAACGCAAGTATTTCCAAAAGTGTTTATGATGCCTTGACTCAACAGTTTGTTTCGCATGGTATAGTCCCTGAAAATTATGCATCCTTTCCAAAAGAAACAGCGTTTGATAAAGTAACAAAAGAGCATATCCTCTTGTTTTTGCGTGAAATTAAACAAACTAAACATTACGAAGATGTTGTATTGATTCATCATCAATTGACCGGTAAACCTGCTCCTGACATTAGTCATCTCGAAAATGTCTTACTAAATGATTTTGATATATTAGTAGAAACCTATGATCGTAAATTTAAAAATTCTGAGCGTAAAAACTTTATTAATACCCAGTATGTGTTGTTCCAACTTTTGAAAAGACATCGATTTCCTTGTCGCAAAGAAGATTTTAATATGCTCAAGACGGTAGACCGAAAGTATTTCCATGATCAAATATGTAGTGAATTATTTAGTGATATTGGGTGGAGTTTTACGGCGTTATTTTAAAGGGTGTTTTTATGTTTAGAAATTTTCAATATTGTGAAAATATTGAAAAGACCATTGTCAATCACAACAACTACGAAATTTTGTTCAAATCGTGAACAAAAAAATGATTTTAATTTTTGTTCTGTTAATAATACCCAAAATGGAAAATAAAAAAATTATCATTATTGGTTGTAGTATTTCTGGTGGATTATTTGCTAGAAGACTATTACAATTACATCCTAATGCGAATATAAAAATATATGAAAAAATGGGAGCGGATCAAATTAATCAACATTGGACTCAACCCGTTAATGGTGCAGCTCTTAATATAAATCCTAATGGTATGACAACCATTAAAAAAAATGACCCATTACTTTATGATCAACTAATTAACATGGCAAATCCACGTGTTCAAGTAAAAGCTGTATCTATGGATAGTCGACTTTCAAAGCCATTGTTTTGTATCAATATGCTAGATTATGCCAAAGATCCAGGAATTATAATTCGATGGAATGATATTATTAATCTTATAAGACAACCATTACATCATCATATAAATTATAATTGTCAAATTTTACATTACAGTCGACGAAATGGAAAGTTTATTTTGATAATTAAAAATCAAGACGAATGTTTTACAGAGGAATGTGATATATTGATAGCTGCGGATGGAAGATTTAGCAAGATTAGAGAAATCTACCAAAAACCAAATGTTGTCCAACATAATGTAGTAAACTTTAGATTACTTGTTCCAAATCTTAGAAATTATAATTTTGGCGACCTGACATTACATTATAATTACAATAACCAAAATAATACTCTAGCTAGAATTGGTGTCGCTTGCGTAGCTCCTACTAAATTTTTAAAGGAAGAATCTATTTATATTTTTGGAAATTTCAAGATGGATACCAATTTTGATAAAAATGAATGGACAAGACAAGATTTTATCAATTTATACCATAACAATTACTTGACAGAGCAAGGACAAATTTTAATCGATATTATACTTTCTAATTTTGATACTATACATTGGGCGCGTTTTCAAAGTACAGATACCTGTTTTCAATCCAAAGAACACAACTTTTATTTTTTAGGAGATGCTGCTCATTCTTTTCCTCCTTCTTTAGGCCAGGGAGCAACCCTAGCAATTGAAGATGCCTATTTTTTGGCCAATCATGTTTTTGAAAATTTTGTAAATTTTGAACGACATTTAGATCGTGTAGAACATATTAAAAATTGTAGTGAATTTTCTGCACAACATCTTATTCATCATGATTTAGAAATGGAAATAAATACATGGAATGATATTAAATGGTTAGACAAGATGCAAAAAATATGGTCAATTTAAATAAAAAATTCAATAGATTATAGACATGGATGAATTATTTGATTCCCAAAAAGAGATAATTAAAACTACAAGTAAATTTATAGACATTAGAGTTGTGCAAAGAAATGGTAGAAAAACGACAACTACTATTGAAGGATTGGAATTGGATAATTTGAATGATATTTTAAAGCACTGGAAAAAAAAATTTTCATGTAATGGATCTTTAGCAAAAGATGAACAAAACATTATTATACTTTCTGGTAACCAAGCAGAATTGGTTAAAAAATTTTTGCTAAATGAAAAACTTGCCACGGAAAATAAAATTCGTATTCACGGGCTTTTATAAAAATTTTTGTAATAATAAATGAAATTACAAGACATTAAAGAATTTGATTATTCATTAACTATACCCCTGATGGATACAATAAATGTGTATTTACAAGATAAATGTAGTATGTTCGATTTACAATTTGATTCGCTAGACGAAAACGAAATGTTATTTATATTAAACTTGTATAGAAATGGTGAAAGTGTTTCGTCTATAGAATTAGAATTTGACAATGAAGGTCATAATGGTTTATATATGCATTCTTATACTGATCCAAAAGAGGAAGGAAAAAAATATAATAGTTTTTTAAGATCGGTGGTCATTTTAATTGCATACAATTTAAGATATTCAACTTTACAGGGAACTGATAAAAAGTTTAAATTTATTGGATCTAATACTGCTAATTGGATATCTGATTGGTTACTGCTTTCCAAATTTGGTTTTTGGGTTAGTCAAGGATATCAATCTCAAGTTTATCAAGATTATTTGAAATTTAAAGATTTACCTGAACAAGAGTATCCAAAATTAAAGCAAAAATTTAAACAAACCTATTTTAAAAAACCACAACAATGTAGAGGTTTATGTTATAAATTAGATCTAAATCCATTATTATATGATAAATACTTGAAATTATGTTATACAATGTTATCAAATATCATTTGTTAGGTTTATAAAAATTGAAAAAATTCATGATTCAATAAAATTTTAAAAAGAATGAAAATATTTTTTTTAATTTTTACAATTGGAACCGTAAATGCATTTTTTTTAACAATGAAAACCCCCTTACAACAAGCGGTGATTGACGCTAAAGGTATTGTTATGGATTCTATATCGTCAGCTCATTCTGGGCATATGGGTTTACCACTAGGATGCGCAGAGATAGGTGCTACAATTTGGGGTAAACAGTTACAACATTATCCTAAAGATCCAGAATGGATAAATCGTGATCGTTTTGTCTTATCGGCTGGACATGGAAGTATGTTTTTATATACATGGTTACATTTATCTGGGTACCAATACATGTCGAAAGATCAATTACAAAAATTTAGACAATATAATAGTATGACTCCAGGGCATCCAGAATATCATTTCCCTGGAATTGAAAGCACTACAGGGCCTTTAGGGCAAGGAATTGCTAATGGAGTAGGAATGGCGGTTGCTCAGAAATATGCAGAGTCATATTTTAATACAGAAACACATACAATTTTTAATAATCATATTATTGTATTATGTGGTGATGGATGTATTCAAGAAGGTGTGAGTGCGGAAGCTTCCGCCTTTGCAGGACACGAAAAACTAGATAATTTAATTGTGCTTTATGATGCCAATAACGTTACTTTAGATAATATGGCAACATTTAGCCAATCAGAAAATGTTTCCATGCGTTATCAAGCTTATGGTTGGGATACTGTCACTATTGATGGACACGATATCACAGAAATCGACATGGCAATTAATAATGCCAAGAAAAACAACAATGGAAAACCAAAATTAATTATTTGTAAAACAGTGATTGGAAATGGTGTCAAGGAAATTCAAGGAACGCAAAAAGCACATGGAGAATTTGGTGTATCTTTTGTAGAAAATACAAAAAAAAATTTAGGTTTACCTTTTAATGAACCATGGTATGTTTCGTCATCGACTTTGAATTATTTTAAAGATAGAATTAAAAATATTTTGGAACCAAATTATCAAGCATGGCAAAAAGTGTTTCAAGATTACCTTACCAGATTTCCAGATAGAGCCGAGATTCTTTCCAAATTTTCTTTGGATATTAATTTCTGGCTGGATAATATTCCATCATTTGAAACAAACAAATCCATTGCTACAAGAGACGCAGGTTCAACTATTTTACAATATTTAGCGGCTGATAATCCATTATATCTTACTGGATCGGCAGATTTATTTAGTTCTTGTAAAAATTATATTAAAAATGCTGGTGATTTTGGATATGGTGATGATAAATTATATACAGGTCGTAATATTCATTTTGGAATTCGAGAACACGCCATGGGAGCCATCATGAATGGTATTGCTTATTTTGGTTTACATCAAATTTCTGGATCCACCTTTTTAGTTTTTTCAGATTATATGCGTGCAAGTATTCGTGTAGCTGCTTTATCAAATTTGCCCATTTCCTATATTTTTACCCACGATTCGATTGGAGTTGGGGAAGATGGACCTACTCATCAACCTGTAGAAACTGTATCTAGTCTTCGATGTATTCCTAATTTAGATGTTATACGTCCCGCTGATCCAGAAGAAACTGTTGGAGCTTATATTAGTTCTGTCTCACGTATGGATGGTCCAACTGCACTTATTTTGACAAGACAAAATGTTCCCTTTTTACCTATTGATGTCGAAACGAAACGTAAAGGAGTGTTAAAAGGAGCTTATATTGCTTTACAAGAAAAAGGAACTCTTTCTAAAATTATAATGGCGAGCGGATCAGAACTACAACATGCATTTGAAGCCGTCCATCAACTACAAGATGAATCAATAAGAATAGTATCGATGCCGTGTATGGAAATTTTTGATCGTCAACCACAAGAATATAAAGAATTAGTATTACCATCGAGTTGTAAAAATAGAATAGCCATGGAAGCAGGAATTACTAGCTTATGGTATAAATATGTAGGATTAGATGGAAAAGTTATTGGAGTAGACAAATTTGGGTTTAGTGCTCCAGCTTCATTTTTGATGAAAGAATTTGGAATTAATTCACAATCACTATTTAGTGCGTAGAATTTTTTGAATTTTAAAAAAATTCAAAATGTTGTCAATACATTGACACCTGCTGAAATTGAACAAATTTTACTTTACCATGTTTCCCCACAACAAATTGTTGGTCCTGGAAACTCAGTTTTATGCACTCTTAACGGAGCTCCTTTGTTGGCAAGTCCTAAATATGTTAATAACATTGAGATATTAACATCTTGCACAACTAGAAAAAATAATACAACATTTAATACTATCAATAGCGTATTAATCCCGTTTAATGCTGCTCAATGCTTAGTGCGGTAATTAATATTGACATTTTTTTTAAAGACGGCGAGTAGAATTATTATTTTTTCATAATTAAAATGAATGCATATTTATTATCGCACAATGGTTTAGGTGACAATATAACTATGATTTCTGCCGTTAGGTTTCTTAGACAATATTATCAAAAAGTATTTTTCTTATGCAAAAACTTTTATGTAGAAAACGTAAAACTTTTTTTTGATGATGACTCTGTAATTATAATTCCATTTAATCAAAATGATGAATTTAACCAATGTGCATCAATAATTAACAGCGTGGTTAATGATGATTTGTTTATATGTGGTTTTCACAAATCTTATTTGAAATCTAGAATAACAAATCCAAAATTGCTAGAATATCAAAACAATTATGATGATGATATTACTTATGACTTTATTAAATCATTTTATCAAGATATTGGTCTAGACTTGTCAATTTATTATAATTATTTTGATATATCAAGTTGTAAAATTAGTGAAAATTTATACAATAATGTTAAAAAATACAAGATTTCTTTTTTTCATACACAAGCAAGTAATCGTCAAATCAATTTAGAAAGTATTGTATTACCTTTTACGCAAAATTCTAATTATATAGTCATTTGTGCCAATAAAAATTTTTATAATGAACAAGAAGATAAATATGATATTGCAAACGAATATGTAAATCAAAAAGTAGCTCATTATATTGATATTATAAAAAATGCAGAGATTATTCATGTCATCGACTCTTGTTTTTCCTGTATCGTTTATCCATTACAGTATCGAAACAAGTTAATTGCTAAAGAATGTGTAATTCATACCCGATAATATGAATAAACATTTTGGAATTAATTTATAGGCAAAATATAATAATATTGACTTTTTTTGATATGCTTACTAATTTTTTCTTGCTTGTAAAACTTGTTTATTAGAAATGTTAATTTATTGTTCTCTTCAGCAGTTGCAGAACCAAATCCTCCAAGAGTATGGTAAAAAACGTTTAGATTTTTTTTCACCAACTTGTGTAATAATTTTGAGATTAAAGCATGTTGTCGATGACCATATTCTCCATTAATGTTATGAGTGACAATTTTTAAGTAATCTCTAGTACCAAGCTCTTCTTGTATATTAGATTCTATTTTTTTATGAAGTTTGGTTCCAAACCATTGGTCGCTGTGATTCCAAATTTCATAAGCCCAAACATTATCAATAGAACCCATTGCATCCATAAATGCTAGAGTTCTTTTAGGTTTATATCCATTGGTAAGACAAATTACTTTCCAACCGGGTTCTCGTAGTATTGCTAATCCTCCAAATAATAATTCATCATCAGGGTGAGCCACAACCATCAATTTGTCATATTTATCGTTTTTAATCCATATTGTTTTTTCCAATTTATCAAATTTGGGTTTAATCAAATGCGAATAATATTTATTGATTACAAAACATACAACAAAAATAATAATAACGGAACAAAATATACCAAATACAATAATTTTTTTGGTAGCGATATAGACTATAAATAGTATAGTTAATAATACAATAAAAAGAATGTATAAATATGTTCTCGGAGAAACTTTTAAAATAGAACGAATCCATTGTGATTTATAAGAAAAATTATTAGAATGAACCATAACTGAATCGTTCATTCCTTGTGCTTTATAATCACAGTAAAACGTTTCAAGTGGTTGATAATACATTTTGGGTAATATTAATGTTTTGAATTTATTTTCATTTTGAAATATCTTTTGAAAAGATTGGTAAAAGTTAAATGTTCCGGTTCGATAAATAATTATTTTTTGCCTTTTATTTTGGAAGCAATTTTCTAATACATATTTCATAATTTCATGTTGAGGTTTACATGCAAAAAATCCATTGTTTAAGCACTTTCCTTTGGATTTGCCTAACAAAAGAGGTTTTATATAATACAAAAAATCCTTTGTCAACACTACCGCCAAATCTATTTTTGATCCATAAGCATCTAAAATGGGCACAAACGATTGAACACATTGATAATCCATATCTATATAGACCCCACCATAAACATACATGATTGCATATCGAGCGATATCTGCTTTACCAGCTAGAACTTTTTCGTTTAGATACAATTTTTTAATTTCATCACGATAAGGAATCCAAGGAGTAGTGTCAAATAATTTCAATATACTAGATTCATCCCAAAAATAAAACTGAACCTTTGGATTCATTTTTTGACATTGATTATAATTATTTTTAAACGGACAAACATCAAATCCTTGTAACCAAATAAAATGAAATAGGTATGGAATCATTTATTAATAAAAATTTAATTCTTTTTCAAAGAATGAATCTCATTTTCACTAATGTCATTGACAATAATATAAGATCCAATTGCCGTAATCAAAGGAATTCTTTGTTTTCCATTTCGATGTTCTAATGAATCTGTCAACGCTTGTGGTAATAGTTTAATTGCCTCGTTTGGAATTTCTGTAGGTAAACCGATATTTTTCATAGCTTGATAAATACGATTAAAAATTTCTTCTGTAATATAACCACGCTGTTTGGAAATTTTTAAACATAAACAAATATCTATATTTACAGCTTCTCCGTGCATAATATCAATATTAGGAATCATTTCTATAATTTTTGAAAAAGTGTGTCCAAAATCTACACAACGTTCCAAGGTATGTTCCCAAAGGTTTGGACCTAACTCTTCCAACATAATTTGAATAGATTGATTAATAACATCTTTTGCTTGAGGAATATTAAATTTGGATTCTACCAATTGTTTTCCATATTTTTCCAATAAACAAAATAAAGCCACCGATCTTACCAGAGCCAGTTTCATTATTTCTCCAATACCATTAATTATATTTCTGGTATTACAAGTTTTTAAGAATTCCAAATCAATCAATACCAATTCAGGAGCATAAAAAGAGCCAATACGATTTTTAAAGTTTTCAAAATCCACACCATTTTTTACACCTACACTTGCATCAACAATACCCAAAAGAGTGGTTGGAATTCTAATAAAAGGAACTCCTCGACGATAAAGACTTGCGGCCATTCCAGCAATATCTAATACGACTCCTCCTCCTATTGCCAAAATATACTCACGACGTTTTAATCCATAGGAACAACAGGCTTTTAAAATTTTTTCAACGGATTCCCATTTTTTATTGATTTCTTCGCCAGGTAAAACAACAAAAGTTGGTTTCAATTGATGAAAATTAAAATAATTTTCCATTTTTTGGATAAGCAATTCAAATACAGATTGGTCAATGACAATAAATAATTTAGAGTCTTTGGAAAAATTTAGAATAGAATTATTGTCTAGATTAAAAATGTTGTTGGAAAAAATAATGTCATAGGAAATATTCAACGTAAACTTATTTTGCCATCCTTTAAAATTATTCATTGAATCATATATTGTAAATACATTTTCTGGAGCTTTATGTAATGGAGATAATAAATCATTACAAGATTTTGATAATTTTATCATTTATCAAAAATACACTTTTTAGATTCCAAAAATCACTTTTTATCATAAAGTTGAGCTAATTGATCTATTAATCTTACAACTTTATTATATTGACCCAAATTAATTTTTGAATCGTAAAACTTGAGGGGTTCCAACTTTCTCATTTTTGATATTTTTTGTTTTTTTGTCAAGGTATTATCTTGCGAAATAGGTAAAACGTCTTTACGGAAATTATTCAAGGTATTTCTTGCTTGATTTAAAGTTTTTTTCCTTTCGGGACCAACTTTATCTTGACAAAATTTTTCCAAGTATTTTATTGCGCTTTGGATTTGTTTTTTTTTTGCATCTTGACTAGTTTGACTTGGTAAATAGTATTCCTTGACAAATTGAATAAACTTTTTAATTTTTACGAAATCTATTCCTTGTTTAGCAGTTGGTTTATTTGAACCTAAAACTAATACATCATCATTAAACATAATTTTTGCCTTTTCGTAAAATGACAGAAAAAGCAAATATTCTTTATCTAAAATAGGAATTTGATTAAAAATTTTATAGACTAAATGATCAACTATCTGAGTCCATGCAGCGAAAAATTCATCCATCAAATATTGAAAGTCGGTTTCTCTGTAAGATACTATTTGACCATTTTGCTGTTTAGTTTTATATTGGTCTTTTTCTGGTAATTTATCAACAACACCTGGAAATTTGTTAAAACTTTGTTGGCTTAGTAAGTAGTTACAGTCTTGATTTAAAGAATAACCATAATTTGTAATATATTTTCTTTGTTGTTCTGTAAGTTGCTGAAGCGACATTTTTATATAAAAGGATTAAATTTAGTAATAAGAAAAATTTTTAATACAATTAATCAGGATTTGTATTAAATTGTCAACTTAAACATTAGATTTTTAAGACTAAAAACCAAAAATGTTGGATATTTTAGACTGTAATCAAACTAAACCTTATTCCACTAATGTATTAAATACAGAATTGATTCGAACCGGAACTAATCCATCGGGTTCTTGTTTTTTTTACTCGTTATATCTACCTTTTAAAGATTTTAGACAATTATCCAATGATGAACGAATGACATTTATAACTAATAAAAGAAGACAATTATCAGACAAGATTAATTTTGATGAATGGTTTGCCATTCAAAATGGTAATATTGCTTTTTTACAAATCATTGAAACCATGAGACTTATTATTCATTCCATTCCTAAATTAATTATGGAAAATCAAGAATATTTTGAGAAATATGAAATCAATCCATTAGCCATTGATATTTTATTCACCTTATTAAATCCCACCTTGATTGAGCAGGAAATTCTCCCACAATGGGACATTGAATGTTCTAAAAGTTATCAAGAAAATCAAGAAGAATCCTATTTAGAGCAAATTAAAAATACTTGGTATAACATTTATAAAAGCAAAGTCAAAAAAGCAATTGAAGATTTGGAAAAAAAAGTGGATCCTGCCATTCCAAAAATGCCAAATGAAAAAAAATCCAAGGTGATTCAAAAACTTTCTTTGCTCAGTTATCCCATTTTTGATTTTGTAACTAATAAATCTTTAGCCGAATTTAAAGCCGAAATCGCCGATGTTAAAAAATGGCTCAATATTTTTATTTTTTCAAGCGTCATTGATTATTTGAGTCTAAAAATAAATATTATTATTATTGACTCTGAGACTGGAATGCCTTATGAAGGAATGAAACTATTATACAAAAAAAATACATTTAAAAATGATAATCCTTTTGTTGTTATATTGTATTTTAAAGAAATGCATTTTGAATCCTTGGGTAAAAAAATGAACGTAAACAATAAAAATGTGATTCATCGTTTATTCAAAAAAGATGATCCTTTTATAATTACTTGCTTGACATATTTGGAAGAAGATGAAGAACTTTCAGTGAAAGGAAATTCGGCTTCCAATTTATAACAAAAATTGATTTGTAATTTTGAATATTTGTAACTATTCAAAATGAACCAAGTATTTACTATTTTTACAATTTTTGCTACAGTAGCAACCTTGAATATTAATCAATTTATGGGAAAGTGGTATCAAGTTTATAGTGATCCTTTCGTTAAATCGACATTTGAACAAAATGGCAGATGTGTAGAAGCAAATTACGAGTTAGTTTCTAAAAATAATATTAGCGTTCATAATTTACAATTGGATAAGGATGGAAATATTCAAGAAATTTATGGTTATGCGTTTCTTAATGATCCAAAAAAACCAGGACAATTAACTGTAAACTTGAATGGTCATAATGCTCCTTATTGGGTTTATGAATTGGGTCCTGTGTATAAGGACCAATATGATTATGCAATCGTCTCTGATCCAACTCGTACAAGTTTGTTTGTCCTTACTAGAAATGTAGAACGATTTTATAAAATATATGATAATCAAGTGTTGGATAATTTGAAAAAACTCAAATTTACAAATTTACGAAACCAGCCCATTAAAACAGATCAAAGTAATTGTAAATTTAATTTTCAAACGTTGATTTGAATGGAAAGAGTATATCCAATTTATTGTTAACTTCTAAAAAATTTTTCTTGGCAATCTCATTCATTTCTTGAACTTCATTATGAATAACAAAAAACTGAAACTTTGGATCACTCAATGCTTGAATTTCTTTAGTTTTATCTACCTTGTCATTAATTATTATGGATAACAAGGAAAATTCTTTTTCTAGACAATCATTCATGTAAATATCCCAATATTTTTTGAACAAGGAGAATCGAGCAATACTTTTTAAATCTCGAAACTTGTAAATTCCAGAATGTTCATACATGGTTTTATCCATTAATTTTAAGCTTTTTAAAAATTCGTCCAATTGATTCATGTATGATTTTCTACAAGAATAAGGAACATGTTGAGATCTATAACGAGTTTCTTTTTGAAAAACTAGATCAATAATTTCATTATTATGATCAATCAATTCTTTCAAAGCAAATGGACGGTTAAAATTATCAACTTTTAAAGGCTCAACCATGGATTTTTTATTTTTGGTCCAGAAATTATAGCTCGTCGTCAATGTAATAATCTTATTTTCGTCTTTGGATTGAATTGGGTTAAAATTATAATCAAAAAAATCTGAAACTTTAGTCTCTTTTAAAACAATCATATCATCATTAAAATATATAAAATGTTCAGAAAGTCCGGGAATTTTATGTATAAAATTTTCAATAACAATAGAATTAAATGTGGGTAGAAATCTAGATGGAATAATCATTTTATGGGTTATAAATTCTAATTGATAATGACTGGGTTTTAAAAAATCAGGTTGATGGTCTTCTCTAATTACAATAAATATTTTACGAATAAACGTCATATTTAATTCAATTGAACGAAGACAGTATTTTAATTCTTGATTTTGGTAAAATCGATCTAATTGATATTTTTTTCCATATGAATTGACTTCTTCCACAAATTTTTTTTGATTTCCATCAACCCAAGTAATCACGACATCAATCATGGGTGTTTCATTTTTAGATGTATAAAATTCCATTTTTTTCCATTTGTAAGCGCATAATAAAATTCCCACTAGTAATATAAATAATATAATAATAGCTACATTCATTTTATTATTGGAGAATAAAAATTTGATTAATTTTATAAATTACAAGTAATTTATAAAAACCTTATATGGCTACTAAATCTTTTGTGGTGGATAAAGAACTTTATGTAAAGTATTATTGTGGAGTTAAAAAAGAAACAAACTACCGACTTGTGGAAGAATTATCTTTTTTTGAAAATGAATTCCAAATCTTGAGAAAAAGACAATACAAATATACAACTCAAGCTTTAAATTGGCTTGGTTATTTGATTCCCAAACAAGTTTATGAAAATATTTTAAATTTTACAACTCTATTAGATATTGAAAAAGAAAATAATACAATTAGATTTGAAATTCAAGATTTGGAAAATACAAACTATAAAATTATAGGAAATTTATTATTTGAAATTACAGAAGCTAGTCAAACTAAATGCACTATTGATATTGAAAAGTTTACAACCAAATTTGATAATATATTTCCAATGGTTGTAAAAAAAAAAATTACCAATCATATTATTTGTCAATTGGAGGAGGATATTCGAAATTTTCTATAAACATTTCTTCCCTTGCAATTTCTAATTCACTCTTTGGTTTATTATAATAATTTTTTAAAAGTTGAGGATGATAGACAATTCTATCCAAAGAATTATAAAGATAGGGATATTTGTACAACATTTCAATAATAGATCGACTTATTAATCCCATATCTGCTTGTGTAGAAGGATAAAAAATACGTTGAATTCTATCCAAAACACCAGAACAATGTCCTGTGGAGTCCACAACTAATTTATAAGGTTTTTGAGGAGAAACAGTAATTAAACACTGTCGACTTGAATTTTGTGATTCTTGATATTCCAAAAATAAATCATTATAAATTAATGGATCTCCTAATCGATAATCAGATCGAATTATATTTGTATATTTATCACAAGAAATAAGATTATTCCATTGATTGGCATGTTTTCTATTAATAAATAACGACTTTGGAATAATATGTTCAACAGTTTGATGTAAAATAGGTACACTTTTTTGATTGTAAACATTAATCCCTAATCGTTTCATATCACTATAACTTGTCATCAAAAGAAAGAATATCCATTTCATTTTCTAATTCAATAAAATAAAAAATATTTAGATAAAATGAAAATTCTAAATATTTTAGGAATAATTTTTATTATTATAGGAGTTATTTTACTAGGATGTTATCATCATCGTCGAATGAAATTATTTTCTTGGAAAAAATTTATATTACTAATTGTTGCTTATGCTATTTCATGGGTAATTTTAGGAGTTTGTATATTTTTCATAAACTTTCTAGAGTAATGAAATGTTAGTTAAATTCATTTTTAGTAATTAAACATGCATAAGGAAACAGTCCAATTTTTTCTGGTATTTTTTCTACATTTAAATGAGATATAATCAATTTACTCAATTCCTTGTGTGAATTTTTTTTAACATCTTTGGGTTGTAATTTCAAACATTTGGTTTTTTGTTTAATAATTAAAGGATAAGGAGCCAACATTAATTCACCATCTTTTACACAATATCCCAAGCACAATTGATGAACAGAAACATATTTACGATCTCCTCGAACCATAAAACTACCTTTTCCAAGGAATTCTCCAGTTGGAGCTGTTTTTGATACTTGTTCTCCCTTGACATAATACACTTTTCCAATTCTATTATTTCTCCAATTTTGCGATAAACATAACACTCCCTGAGCAGTTTCTAGTGCTTCTTTATCATCCAATTGATCACTAAAATAAATAAATGATCCCGACCCAGGTTCGTCCGAGTGAAAATAGTAGTGGTAGTCTAAAAGACTTTTTTTTACCAATTTTTCATTCTGTTCTGCACTTTTTCCTCCTACGACAAGGACTCCATTGGAAGAATACCACCAATAATATTCATGGTACCATTTGTTGGTTAACAAAGAAATTTTGATAGTTTTCTTTTTCACCACCATTTTTTTCTTGACTCCCAAGGCTTGTTGAGCTCCTGCCAGCTTCTTTTTAAAAAGCTTAATTTCTTGATAAAGTTTCCCAACCTTTTCATAATCAACAGCTTCCATTTCTTGCTCCACACAAGCTTTTTCCTCTAATCGCTCAATATTTTGAGCAAGTTTTTTTATTTGATATTGTATATTATCCTCCTTGGTATATTTAACTTTTGGCTTGATTTCGACTACAACCTTTTTCACCTTTTGTTTTTTTAAATTCCACAAAATTTCCAAAAAAAAAGATAAATTATCACCAACATCCGCTACCTCAATTTCATAATTTTCTTTTTTCCAAATAAAGGTTTGGTTGTGGGTCTCCAAGTATGGTGTCAAAGAATAATAATCATGGTGATGAGAATGAGGATTAGGTCGTGTAAGAACAACAATTTTTTGATCTTTATCCAATAGAATCAAATTTCCCTTGGCAAAAATTTCAAACACCAAATACATGCCATTACTAAATCTCATCACAACTGTCCTGTCGTCCTTGTTGACGTTAAATTCTTCTATTCTTTTATCCACAATTTCATTTCTCAATTTTATACAAATAGAATGAATATTTGTTTCTCGAGATTCAAATGAACCAGGCCACATACTGATACCTTGTTCTAAAACAAATGAAAAATTTTTAAATTTAAACATCCATAATCCTTCCCAGTGGTAAACTTTTTTTATATAATTTGTTTTAACAATCGGTTGCCATTCCAAAATTAGTTGACAAAGCTCCAAATAATTTAATTTTCCGTCAAGTTTCATGATAAGTATAGTTGTAAACCTAGAAATAAAATGTTACAAAAATCATTTTTTGGATTAAAAACTGATGTAAATTAGGTTAATCAAAGATAAATAAAAAATCATGACTCAAGAAATGTGGGAAAAAGCCCAAGAAAATTTACAACTCATGATGCTAAATAGAGGTTATGTTTTTTTACGAAAAAAAGACGATGCTTATCTTATTTATGCCAATACAGATAACCAAAAAATTATTGTTTGGTGTTTTGAATGTGATAAATTGAATATTGATGGAATTAAAGAATTTATATACATGTTGGAAAAAGAAAAGTACAAACATGGAATTATTATTTATCAAAGTGTAATGACAAGTAGTACCAAGAAAGTTTTGGATAACTTGTACAAGTTTCAAATTGAATTATTTCTATTAAAAGAGTTACAATATGATATTACAAAATTTAAATACTATTGTCTTCATGAGAAAATGTCATTTACAACTGCAAAGCAAATTCGAGAACAATTTGGAAACTCTTTACCTTTTATATTAAAAACAGATCCCGTATCGAGGTATTTTTTCTTTCAAAAAAATGACCTTATTAAGATAACGAGAAAAAATGGAACCATTACTTATAGAATTGTCAAGTAGCCAACATTCCTTTAAGACCAGGTAAAAATAAAGTCTTTTTACAATGAATCTGCCGTTGAATTACAAAATTAACAATACCAGGATTACTTAGTATTTCCTGTCGTTGTTTATAAATTTTTTTCCATGTTCTTTGAATAATACGAATCCAAAAAGTTTTAAAAACACAAGTAAAACAAAACCAAGGTCTAGGAATTGGAGAAAAATCCATCTTGATAATTTCAAGCTTTCTCCAATTTGGATACGTAGTAGAGTTTTTAATTAAATATTTTAAAACTTTTTTAGAGTCATGTTTATAAAAAACAGAAATAGGAAATGAGCTTTCTAATAGTAAATTGTGGTCACTAATAAATCCCATTCCTAGTCTATATTCTCCATTATTTTCTAGATCCACTTCGTAGTTCTCTCTGCATATATTAATGTCTTGTTCAATAAGTTCACTTGAATTCATTTTAGCCAAAGTTAATTTTTAAGAAAAAAATTTGAAAAAAATCAATTTTTTAAAAGTTCGACTCCCTTGTTGGCCAACGAATCCGCTTTTTCATTTCCTGGATCACCGTTGTGCGCTTTTACCCAAAAAAACTCTGTATCTTTTGAATTTTGAACCAGTAAATCAATTTTTTCCCACAAGTCTCGATTAAGAACTGGTTTTTTTTGACTATTGACCCAATTCTTTTGTTTCCATCCTTTTAACCATTCTGTTATACCTTTAAAAACGTATTGTGAATCGGTATAAATTTTTTTGGGTTGTTTTACGGTTTCTAAAGCGAAAATGACGGCTGTCATTTCCATTCTATTGTTGGTCGTTGAATATTCACCACCAAAATACTCGTGTTCTTTAGAATCAAAATCAGTCCAATACACACCCCATCCACCTTTCCCAGGATTTCCTTTACAAGCTCCGTCAGTATAAACATTAATCTTCATTTATAAAGCTTTTTATAAAATTGTAAAAAAGAACAATTTTTATTCAACCGTAACTACTTTTGCCAAATTTCTAGGAAAATCTGGATTAATTCCTGAATAAACCGATAATTCATAGGCCAAAATTTGTAATACAATACTGGCAAATAAAAATCCAAAAAAATGACTGGGAATACTTACATTGGAAAAATTTTTAATGCCTTGGCAAACTTTTTCTGTCGTAATGAGTAAAATAAATGAACCTCTGGCAGCTACTTCTTGAATATTATTCATCGTTTTTTTAACATTTTCATCCGACTCGTCCGAAATTACAAAAATGACCAAATAGTCCGTATCTAACAATGCAAAAGGTCCATGTTTAAGAGCTGCTGTAGGATAGGCTTCTGCACATTTATAGGCGATTTCTTTAATTTTCAAAGCTCCTTCTTTAGCAATAAAATAGTCTTTTTTACGACCCATTATAAACATTTTTTGATATTTTGCTATTTGAGGTATAATAATATTTTTACAATAGTCAAAAGTTTTGGGAATAAACGTTTCTAATAAGCTGTCTAATGATAGTAAAGGTTCTCGTATAATGTCAAAATTTGAACATGTATTTTTATTTTGTAAAAACCAGAGTAAAATTAGAATTCCTGTAATAATTTGTCCTGTAAACGATTTTGTAGAAGCAACGCCTCTTTCTTTTCCTATATTCGTATACAGTCCTGCATCTGTGACATTGGATAGATAAGAGTCCACCACATTGACAATTCCCAACGTTTGGAAAGAAAATTCCTTGTGAATTTTTAAAAGATCGCGTGTTTCCCCACTTTGAGAAATAAATATTCCACATTCTTTTCCGGTATGTTTAGGTAAATAAATTGGATCAAATTCAGAGGCATCAAACGCTAAAACTAAATCAAAACATCCATATTCTAAAAACATATTTTGAAGAATCAATGCAGAATGATAAGAGGTCCCACAGCCAAATAAATAAACATTGGTTGTATTTATTAATTTGTCACTTACACTTTCTAAACCACCCAACTTGATATCATTTTTTTTTAATCTAGATCCAAATTTGGTAGTCATTTGTATAAGTCGCTTTTGATCATGAATTTCTTTTTCTGTCCAATAAGAAAAATTCAGCAAGGATGATTCTTCTAAATGAAAAAAAGGTTGAGCTGAGCAAAACTCTTTGGTCAAGGTTGAATTATTAAAATGACATACAACTAATTCATCTGATTCTAATCGTATACATTTTGTTATAAAGGATGGAAAAGCTTGCTTCTCGGAACAAATGATTAATGTTTTTTGATATGGATCTGTTCCAATTAATAAAGGACTTCCTTTACGAATACAGAATAGCTTGTCTGGATGATCTAAATGCTGAATCACAATACCAAAAGTTCCTTCTACTTTTTGAACGGCTTCCAAGACTGCTTTTTTAATTCGATCAATGTCATCCATTTTTTCTGTTATTTTTGTATATTCCCACACAATTAGATTCAAAAATATTTCACTGTCCGTTTCACTTTTCATGAAAACATTTTCATTCTCTAAATTTTTTTTAAGCAACATATAATTCTCAATGATTCCATTATGAACCATTGAAAATTTTTCCAAAATTGAATCAATGTGAGGATGTGCATTTTTAATGGAAACTCCTCCATGAGTAGCCCATCGAGTATGACCTAGAAAGTTTTTAAACTGTAAATCTTGATTTTCAAACAAATTTGAAATGTCTGTTCCAATTTTTTTATCAATAAGAAATTGGTTTTGTAATTCATCAATAATAGAAACTCCCATTGAATCATAACCTCTATTTTGAAGTTCTTTTAAACAAGCCATTAGAATATTAAAATTCTGGATTTCATCAAAAGCAAATAAAATTCCTACAATACCACACATTTTTCTATATTATTACAAAATATTTTTTATAAAGGTAAGAATAAAATTTCTTGGATGATTATTTATACAATAAAACAGTTTTGGAATATGTATGGTTGGTATTGTATTTTTTTTGGTAGTATTTTTATTCTTTTAATTTTATGGTTTTTAAATAATTCCAGTGGTTCTACAGCAACAACTTTACAATCTATCTTTAAAAAAATATTTTCTCCCATTGTGCCTAATATTCCCCAACAAATTGAAAATCCAACACAACCTCAAAAACGTGTATCCAAAGGAGAAAAGAAATGTAAAGAATTTTTGGAATACCTTTTTAAAAAACCTTTTGTAAATGTTCGTCCTGATTACATGATAAATCCAATAACTAATCAAGCATTGGAATTGGATTGTTTCAATGAGGAATTAAAATTAGCTATCGAGTATCAAGGACAGCAACATTATCATTATAATAAAATGATGCATCAAAATTCTAAACATTGTTTTCAAAACCAACAATACCGAGATCATATAAAAAGAGACCTGTGTAAACAATTTGGTATTAATTTAATAGAAGTTCCTTATAATATACCAGAAGAAAAAATTCCTGATTTTCTATACCAAGAATTAAGAAAACATGGATATATAAATTCTGCTCTAATTGATTATTAATTATTTTAAAATTGTTTTTATAAATGAAAGACTCCATTTCTATAAAACAATCACTCATTGCTGTAGCTTTTGTTATTATCTTGTCCATACTTCTCGGGTATCTAGAAATTCAAATTGAAGGAAAATATGGTTGGGCAAAAAATTTACCAACATGGAGATATAATATGAAAGGTTTTGTTTGGACTGGATATCATGTAAGCTTATGGTTATTTTTACTCTTAATTGTTCATATACCTTTTATATTTTGTAAATGGACAAGAGTAAAAGAATGTTTTGTATTGTCTTTTCTAGTTTTAATTTTACTAATGGAAGACGCATTTTGGTTTTTATTAAACAAAGACTTTTGTGGAGATGATCATTGGAGGCAACCTAAATTTGGAATTTTTCCTAGATTCTTTTTTATAGGAGTATTTTTTATACTATTCATCAGCTTATTCACCAGGTCTGTCTCTTGGATGCTTTCTTGTTTAATTTTATGTATTTTGATGACTTGTTCTTTTCCTTTTCAAGTAAAAAAATGCAAATAATTTTATTGACTGAAATTCAATACAATCAATAAAATATTTAATTAATATTAGATGTATCAACCTTCCAGTGAAAATCAAAAAAAAAGATGGCAAAATATTCCTGACCCTTTAGTTACTGAATTAAAATGTCCTGTTTGTGATTATTTTGATTCAATCGATTCTTTCAAGTTATTGACATGTATGGATATGTTTAATTTTGGAATGATAAAAAGATATCAATGTCCTCAATGCGATCTTATTTTTGGAGATTTAAAATTTTTAGCATTACCACAAACAGAAATTCAAAAAGATTATATGGATACTTATTCTTATTATAAAGAAGAAACGACAAATGAGTATTTTATAGATTTATTTAAGGGTAATCCTTATATTGTCAAGAATCAAAAAATATTAGATTATGGTTGTGGTTTTACTCTAAAATATCATGATATTCTTAATAAACAAGGTTATGATATTGAAAAATTTGACAAGTATGTAAAAGACAAAGATATGATTGAACCTTTCGAAAAACATTATGATATTCTTTTTAGTCATAATTTAATTGAGCATGTTATTCATCCTATTGATGATGTAAAAGAAATGATTCAATATGTAAAACCAGGAGGATTATTAATAATTAGTTCTCCCTGTTGGGATTATTGTTGTGAACATACTCATTTTCATACATTCTTTTTTATTGGTAAAAGTTTTTCAATCGTTTCGGCAAAAGTAAAAATACAGGAAATTGATGAATTAAGAAATAATGAAACAATCATCAAGGTATTTAAAAAATTATAAATAAAAAATGAATAATTGTAATATTTTGAATTTATTATAAAAAAATGAACAAACATAAAAGTTTTAGTTTCATTGCTCAATCTATTTCTTCTTTTTGGAAAACTAATGAAACAGATGAATCTAATTTATTTCGAGCTGCTCTTTTACAGAAAAAAATTAAAACAATAAAGTTAATTTTTAATCGAATGGATAAATCTAAAATAACATGGGACCATACTATTTTAGGCTTGATGTTAGATTTGAATCTAAACGATGAAATATTAGAGATACACCCATTTTTAAGCCTTGAATCTATGGAAAACCTTGTAAATTACATAAAAGAGTTGGAACCCATAATAAAAAATCATATATTAAAACTTACCATTGAAAAAGATGATCCGCTATTACTAGTCAAAGTTGTAAAAGGAAATATTTTTGAGATTGATTTACTTTTGACAGAAAATTCTGAAATTTTTCAAAAAGCGGTACAAAAAGATGCAAAAAAAGTCATTACTTTTTTGTATAATTTAGGTCTAGTTGTCCCTGACTGTATGTTTTATAGACAACGTAAATTACATAAAAATATTTATAATTTTTTGAATGAACTTACTTGCGATGATATAAAATACTTGCAGAAAAAATATAACAAGATATTCTATTTACAAGATTCTTATCAAAATACATTACTACATTATGCTGTTTTAGATAATAATCTTGAATTTGTCGATTGTTTATTATCCAATCATTTTGAAAATGTGAATCAAAAAAATCTTTGGTTCTTGACACCGCTTCATGAAGCAGTAAGAATGGAATTTTATGATATGGCCAATTTATTAAGAAATTACGGTGCTTTTTTACAAACCTTTAGAGATTCTGATCAGTCCGTTATTGGTAAAAGACAAGAATATTTTCAAAAATTGGAATACATTATGAAATTTATACCATTGGTATTTGAGGAAAAATTTCTAGTTCAATTATTTCATAGTCAAGCTTCTAACTCACATCTTTATTGTTGTTCTTTACATCATTCTTGTAATTCTCTTAAAGATTTTCATGAAGCTATTAGTAAACTTGTGTTTGAACGATTTTTTTTTATATTTGAGAAAGAATTAATGTGCTTGGAAAATTGTGATCAAAAGTCTCAAAAAGATTTCTTTTTAAGTCCTCTGTGTAAAGATCACAATGTTAAATATTTATATTCCTGGCCATTTATTCATGGTCAAACATTTTTGGGTTATTTTTTAATTTGGTCCAAACAAAAATTAAATGTGAAAGATTTGGAAAAATTTGCTGAATTTATGTATCATTTTATGAAATCTGAATTTTGTCATTGTATCCATGTTTATCCAAATCAAATGAATTACTTTTTATCTTTGGAAATGTGTCAAGACAGTATTAATAAGCATAAAAATAATATTGTGTCATCTTTAAGCACAATATTTATTCCAGCCATAAGATTCTTTTTACCAATTATTTCTATTCAGCATCAAAAATTTGAATTCTTGAGACCCATCTTTAAAACTTTATTGGATTGTCATGTTCCTGTTTGTTCTCTTTCATCAGATATATATAAAATATTATTACCTTTCAGTTCTTTGAATGGCACACGTTCATTTTTATATGATCAAATGAAATTAACAATTCCTTTACCTGATAATCATACTATTAATTTTAAAAAGTATTGGAAAACATGTAATCCAGTATTATTAAAAACAATTGATATTTATGAAATTACTGGAAATCATACGGGGCTATCCTATAATAAAAAACTAAATTTTTTTAATGATTTAATTGCTGATCCTTTTAGCTGGAAACATGATCCAAAAACTTTATGGGAACTTGTATCTATTGAACTTTTAGGTAAATTTGAATTTAGGAAACAAGCGGTTCTTGGAATGATTAATAAAACAAGTTATAGAATTTTTTTACCCTTTTATGAAATTGAAATTGCAATTCAAGAATTATTTGATTTTCAAGGTGAAATATTAGTTAAATTATTTTTATATTATAATTGGTTATTGGAATGGATTCATCCATTTGATGATGGAAATGGACGATCGGTAAGGCTTTTTATGACTATACTCATGAGAGCTCATGGAATTCCAATTATTTTTGATTCTGATTGTAAAGTTTTATCAAGCTCGGATTTCTTTAAAAAAGCAAGTCATGCTATTCGATGGATTGATGAAGATTTAATTTCACCCCCTATTAAATTATATTCATCAAAATCTATTTAAAAAAAGAATTTAAAAATTGAAAACAAAAAATTTTTCAATTTACATTGTAAATGAGAATAGTTCTTAGACCTAGAAATAAAGTTCCTATTGAATCAGATAATTCTGATTTGTCTGAATCAAATGAAAATTCATCTGTTGTAAAAAAGCGTGTTCCCAAGGTTAAAAATTCAACCAAAACAAGAAAAGATACAAAAGACCTTGACGACCTAGAAGTCACAGAGGAGCCTGACGACCTAGAAGTCACAGAGGAACCTGACGACCTTGAGGAAGCCGACGACGACGAAAACGACGACGACGACGACGACGATGACGACGACGATGACGACGACGACGTAGACGACGAAAACGAAGACGACGACGACGATGACGACGCCGACGACGACGACGACGACGACGACGACAAAATCGAAGACGGTGACGCCGACGACGACGAAAACGAAGACGTCGACGACGAAAACGACGTTGAAACAACACAAAAAGAACCAGAGGATTTTCAAAAGTCCAAAAAATTTTTAAAGACTAAAACAAAACAAGAAGAGACTCCAAAAAAGAGATTGACCAAAAAAGAATTAACAAAAAAGTTGAAAGGAATCAAGATACAAATTGTTTCGAATGACAAGTCATTAACTAATGACAAAGATAAAGGAAAGGGCAAAAAGAAAGCAACCAAAAAAAAAGAAGAGGAAAGTGAAGACGAAGAATACGAAGAAACTAGTTCTTCATCAGAGGATGATTCTGAATCTTCTGATGAAGAATCTAATGTAGAAGATGAATATCTAGACTGGGTTCCTAAAAGCGTTAAAAAGAATCCTAGACAGTTACACAAAGTCAAAGGTTTAATTATGGATATTGAAGAAAAAACAGTATCCGTAGAAAAACTTTTGAGTTGTAAAATTCGTAAGAAATACAAGTCTGAAATTTTCGAGTGGATTATGATTTATGAAAACTCGATGCCACTATCTGAAGAACGCAAAGCGTTACGTAAGCAAATTTATGATATGTTTGAAATGTATAAAAAAGAATACAGTGATTACAAACTTCATAAAAAGGAAATTAAAGATTTTGAAAAACGTAGTAAAGATTTTAATGAAATGCATGATATTCAATACAAAATCTTACGTCTAGACACCAAAGAAGAAAATAAAGAGGCAATTTATAGAAAGTATTTGGAACTCATGGATAAATCAGAGGATGAAAATGAAGAGTTTTTTAAACTTAAAAGTTGGATACAAATGGCTTTACAATTACCTTTTGATAAAATTAAAGAGTTTCCATCTTATTGCTCAGTCTCTCATTATTTAAAGCAGGTAAAACAAATTTTTGATCAAGAGCTGTATGGTATGGATAAAGTAAAAGAGCAATTACTATTATTTATTCATGGAAAGCTTGTTAACCCAGACATTAAAGGATGCTGTCTAGGTCTTGTAGGCCCTCCTGGTGTAGGAAAAACATCCATCGCTAGATGTTTAGCACGAGTGATGGATTTTCCTTTTGAACAAATTACATTTGGTGGAGTCAATTCCGCTGAATTTATTCGTGGTTTCGATTACACTTATGTAGGATCACGTCCAGGAGAGATTGTTCGATGTCTTTCAAGAATGAAATATAAAAATGGTATTTTGTTTTTTGATGAATATGAAAAAATTTCTCAAAACAAGGATATTACGGCTTGTTTGCTACATATTACTGATTTTACTCAAAATAACACCTTTAGAGATAATTATTTACATGATTTGACTATTGATTTATCCAGTCTTTGGTTTGTTTATTCCATGAATGCGTTACCAGAAGATGAAGCTCTTAAAGATAGAATTTTTGTTATTAATGTTGATGGATATAAAGAGGAAGAAAAAGTTAGAATTTTGTGTGATTATTTACTCCCCAAACATTTGAAAAATTTGAATTTACAGGAAACAGATATTACCATTAATGACGAAATGGCCAAGTATTTTATTCGTAAAGTCTCTCCGCAAGATAAGGGTATTCGAACTATGGAAAAATATTTGAAAGATATTTTAAGTAAAACTAGTTTTTTGGTTACCAATCAAGATAGTCTTCATTGCTCATTTTCTTTACCAAAGAAATATTATCCCCTACAGTTTCCAGTTACTTTGAATGAAAATATGATGGACATTTTTCTTAAAGATGCAATGCCTAAAACTCTAAATCTAAGCTTTTATATATAATTTAATTTAATTTTACAACTCTTGGCACATTTCTTTAATATCATTTTATCATGTTTGGTTAAATTTGAAAATGGATGGTTATTTCGACATATATTTTGATAGGTAGTAGGAGTTATTTTATAATCCGCTAATAATCTTAAAAAGCATTTGGCTTGGTTTTGACTACAATCCAAAAGTTTAGATACAAATTTGGAACATTTTACAAATCGTGCGGAAAGAAAGTAACTACAAATTAAAACTGTTCCAATAATAATAATTATTAATAATATTAATAATGTAATGAGCAATCGATTCATTTTTATCTAAACTTTTTTTTTTGAAATTTAATAAATATGCTTTTAACAATTCTTAAATTTGCAATTTCTGCGCTAATTTTATTATTTTTAATTTTAATCATTGTAAAAATTCAAAAAGAAAATTATAATGAAAAATCTTTTCCAGAAGGAGAAGCAAAATACTATTATAATAAAGAAAACCAGTATGGAATTCCTCAATGTAAATATGGTGGATTAACTCCAATTTTAACCTGTTCTTACGATTCAAAAGTCTAACTAAAAAATTGATTCAATAAATAATGATTTTTATTAAAACAATAAAAATCATGAACAATGATTCGAATGACAATGTTCGGGCATTTGATGCACCAATTAGAGATCAATTAATAAATAATAGATCTAATTTATCTGTTTCTCAAAATTTTTCTCAAAACACTGAAAATGATCCAGAAATGATGATGGCTATTGAAGAGAGTCTTAGAATGTATGAAAAAAATGTCGAAATGAATAAACAAGTTGAAAAACTGCAACAAAATCAATCTCAAAAGGCTGAAAAAGAGAAGGCAGAGGAGGAACTACGAGTTGAAAATTTAAGAAAAAAATTGGGTATTATTATTTCAAGATTAAAAAGTATTTCATCCACAGATTCTGTAGCAGAAGATTTACTAACATGGATAAATTGGGAATGCACACCAACTCATCTTTTGACGTCTTTTAGACCTCCAACAAAAAACTCTTTATATGAAATGAAAAACTGGATTCAAAAAAATTTAAATCCTAGTATGCAAAAATTATTAGAAGAACAAAATTTTTTCTAAGTTGTGTTTTTTTTGGCACTTTCATATCCACTTGAAAACATTTCTAAACGATCATTCATACTCATTTGGAAATTTAAGCTTGACAAATCATTCACATCTATTTCTATAATATCAAAATGATTGTAATGTTTATTTAAATGATCCTCTATAAATCTAGAAGGAATAGTAATTAAATCATAAAGATAAGGCATAAATGGTTTCATACTAATTTCGGCTTTTTTTTTGAATTTAATTCCAATTACATGATCATTATCTAAACTTGAATAAAAAATTGGAAAATTACAAAAAACTCCTCCATCAATATAATAACAAGAATTGTATAAAAAAGGCTCAAATAATATTGGTAAATTTGATGTCATTCTTAAAGCTACCAAGCATGGTAGATCCGGATTATCAATTGGATTCAAAAATTCTTGATCTTGCTTTGTCATGTTAAAGGCACAACAAATTAGTTGTTTTCCATAAGTTTTATGAATTTCTCCCAAGGTTACAAATTTTCCAATTTTTTCAATCGTCATTTTTTCCAAAATTTCATTTATTATTGAAAATGATATGGCTCCTCCTCCATTGACTGCATTTAAAATATCGAAATGAGCCATTTTTTTCATCCAATCATTTTTACATAAATGAACCATTATTTCTATTGGAGTATAACCTATACATAGTAAGTAAGATATGATTGCTCCAATTGACGTTCCAATATATTTTTTAATAAAATTTAGTTTTTGTTGATCTACTAAACATTGGAGGCATCCTAAAACAGCAAAACCTTTCAAGGCTCCTCCGGAAATTACAATAGTATCATACTCTTGATTGGACATTTTCAAATTGTATTCAGATCTTTAAATTAAAAAATTGGAAACATCATATAAAATGATTATTCCCCAAAATTTATTGTTAGAAATATTTTCATTTATTTATCCAGCCTTTTTAATTCCCTCAATAAATTGTATAGATTTTTATCCTTATTATGAATTCAATAAAAATTTGAGTAATGAAAGAAAGATTCGATGGAGGCGAGAAATAATGAATTATTTTACATCTACTATGGAAAATAATAATTTGATTGTTAGTTTTTTCTATATTACTCTTGCTAAAAAATTTATACTAGACATTCATAAAACTTATTTTGTAGTTGAATATAGTAATTCCAAAAAATCAAAAGGGGTTTTATATATTGGAAAGCATATTTTCTTAATTTGTCCTTTGAATTAATTTTTTGTAAAATATAAAATGATTTTTATAAGTGTCTGGTAAATCAAATTTATATTTATGTGTTTCTAAATCGGTTTGTGTTTGTTTGTTATTAACCATAATTTTTGAACGAGTTGATGTAGCTTTTGATACTTTTTCAACAGTAGGTGTTTTATTTTCTAAAGTTTCAGCAGTAGGTGCTTCAGCAGTAGCTGCTTCAGCATTGGGTGTTTTATTTTCTAAAGTTTCAGCAGTGGGTGCTTCAGCAGTAGCTGCTTCAGCATTGAGTGTTTTATTTTCTAAAGTTTCAGCAGTGGGTGCTTCAGCAGTAGGTGCTTCAGCAGTGGGTGTTTCATCTACGGATAAAACAATCGATCCTTTCTCAATAAATTCTATTCTTTGTTGATCTATTTGGTTTTTATATTCGAAAGGAAAAGACCAACCAGCTCCTTGCTTTAAATTTTTATAATAACGTCCTTTGTATTTTTTTGCAATCGAGGAAAAAAACTTGTCTTCCTTGTCAACTTTAATGTATTGAACTCTTTGAAATTCTTGATGCATCGTTTATAAAGTGTAATCTTTACTTTTAAATTCTAAAAATTGATTTTTGCGAATGTAATTAAATAGATTTATAAATAAAATGGATGAGCTAGTAGAAAAATATATTCATGCCAGAAATAAAGCTACAGAATACACTAAACTACAAGAGACATACAAGGAAAAAATTAAAACCATGTTGAAAGACATTCCAAATAAAGCCTATTCACAAAATGGAATTGAAGCTAGTATGAAATCTTCTATACGTTCTACAATTCAAAAAAATAATGTTCCAAGTGATATTTGGGAAAAATATTCAGTTTCAACTCCTTATGAAATGCTCGTAGTTAAGAAAAAATAATCATAAAGTTTATTATCTAAACTGGATTTTAATAATGGTTTATTATTAACAAATATTCGCCACTCTTTTTCAATAGTCTTGGAACGTAAAAAGGCATGTCTAGCATTTTTTACTGAATTTCCATGGGATTTTGCTGGCGTATTCATTTGAGTTTTGAAAAAATTTTGGTCTGTATAGTCAATGGATAATTTTTTTAATTTTGATTTTAAATAATTAAAGCCATCTGGACCAATAATTTTAAAATAATCTACAATTATGACATTATCATATTTGGCAAAATTTTTATACATGTTATAATAATAATTATAAAGTTCAATTATATTTTTATAATTATTTCCACAAAAACGTATTCGTCCATCAAATCTACCTTCTATAAATTTTATATCATATTGTTCTTTTTGAATACTATATAACCAATTAAATAAAGGTTTGTACATGATGATGAAAATTTTTGAATTCTCTTGAATTTCCTTTTCAATAATATTTGAATTTATTTCGTGTTTATACATAAAATCTAAATTATCAAATTCATAATTTGATAAAATATTATACATAAGATTAGTGCCTGTATTAAAAGGCCCTAACACTTGTAATGATTTTAAATGTTTCATTTTTGAATCAACACAAGTATTAGAATCGTTACATATTATATTATAACGATTTTTTGTTCGAGGACATTTACCCATTCTATAAATAAAAATTAAAATTTTTATTTATAATAAAAATGAGTCAAAAAAATATAGACAAACTTATTGATCAAGCTATTAGTATTGAAAACGCTCAAGAGCGTTTACAATTTATTAAAAATATACCTATTCAAGAAGCCAAAGATGTTGCCATGAGTCATTTTGTAAGTGATTATCCCAAAAAATTCAAATCTATTTTAGAATTAATCCAAACTCAAAAAGATAGACAGGATCTTTTAAATACTGCCTTGTCTTCAATCGATCAAGATCAAGATTTTCGTCAATTCATTCAAAGCTTACAAGACTATCCAAAATTCAAATCAATAGCAATGGGATCTTTTACAAATTTTTTGCAAGATCAAGAAGCTATCCCATATTCAAAAACAATTCCAGATGAAAATTTAAGAGATGAAACAATGGCACAAATATCTAGTAAAATTTCAAATAAAAAACAAAGATTAGCCTATATTAATCAAATTAGAAATATACAAAGTAAATCTAAAGCAATGTTTTTATATTCGTCCATATTACCAGAAAATAATAAAAAGACTTTGAAATTTATTTTATCCATTCCTGATGAAAAATGGCGTTCTGAAGCAATGGCAGAATATTCTACAAAACTGCCTTTGCAATCTAGACTTGGTTTTATAATGACCATACCAACAATTGAAGCACGAGAAAATGCATTAGCAAGTTTTGCAAATGATATGCCTTTTGGACAGCAACGAAAAAATTTAATTCAAACTTTAACATTAGATAAATTCAAGTCAGCATCCATGCAAAAATTTGCAGATTTTTTACCGCTAGGACCTGAAAAAAAATCCTATTTAGAAAAAATACCTAATGAACAAATTCGTAATTATAAACTTGCAAAATATCAAAAACAATATAGCAAATATCAAAGAAAACAATATTTGTATAAACAAGCATTAAAAGCGCTGCAAAGTCATCAATACACGGTCACCATTGATGATTACTCTTTTATAGCCGTAGCAAAAGCAACAGCAGATGAAAGAAATTATGTTCAAGTGCTATCCAAAAATATTTATACCGGTGAATTAAACAATTTTTATGTTTATCAAAGCAATAGTGAAATAGGAGCATGGCGTTATTGTAGAACAGTAAGCGGTGATACTTTTTTCATATTTAAAGGTGAAGATTATATCAGTATTACATTTATACATATTGAATTACAAAAGTATTTGTATGCTATTTATGAATCATTAAGTATAGATGAAGATTTTAAAGAATGTGCAAATATAAATGATAAAGATTCTAAAACTTTGAATTCAAGAATTCAAAAAGATTCAGTATTTGATTTATTAACTAATTGCAGTGATTCTTTTCATTGTTTTTATAATAATGATTTGTTACTAAAAAATGTAGGATCATTTGTAAAAAAACAAGAATGGACCCCTCGATCCATTCAAAAACTTTCTCAAATTAGTTTATCTAAACGTTATTTAGAAAATATAAAGCTTCTAATCGAAAGCATAAATTTACATTTACAAGAATTTCTATCCTTTGATTTGAGTTCTTTTAGACCTTTATATTCTTATTCATTTAATATTTCAAAACAAGCTTTTTTTAAATGCACAATTTTTAAAGGAACATTTACCAATCTATCGAATAAAAAGCGATACAATATGTTTATAAATCATTATCATTATAGAAATACTTTTAATTCTGCATTCGATGGAACATACTCTTTTATTACTTTTATTGTTTCAACAGATGCTAAAATTACAAAGGATGGTCTATATGATAAAGTAATTCGTAGTGGAATTTATGTTTACAAACCTGTTGAATATGCATCTGGAATGGATATTTATGGAGATGAAAAACAACGAAAAAAAAACAAATCAATTAATCATCAACGTGATATTGGATGGGATAATTACTATAATTATTATTTTATTGGAGATATTATGAACCAATTTTGGCCGCTCAAAAATTTAGATTTTTAAAATACAATTTACCCAAATGAAAAGGCTCCATTAAAGTTTTGTCAGTCTCATTCCAAACCTGAATCATTCCTCCGTTTGGAATTGATTGTCTCGTGTGTAAAAAATTTTTAATCAATTCAAAATGAACTATTAAAATCACATGATCATGAGTTTTAAATTTGTGATGGGCCAAAAACGTCATAATATCACCGGATTTACACATTACTGCTGGTTTATAATTTCCTACACTAGTGACTAAATCTTTTTCATATTTTAAATTATCCGGAGAAATACCAATCTTTTTCATTTTTTCTTGTTGTAACTTGGGACTTTCTAGTGGGTAATTACTACCTTTACAATGATAATCATCATTAGCACTTTCTTTTAAATAATTAGCTACAGTAATTGTCTTATCAGGAAAAAGAACAAGTCCTGTTTCTTGAGATCGCACCAAAACAGAAGAAAAAACTTTGTAGTGTTTAGCATTGATAAATTCCAAAACTTTATCTTGATCTGCTTTGGCTTGTGAAATTCCAAAAGGCGTTAAATTGGGATCCTGTATACTATAATCGTTACTTACATTTGTTTCTGATTGGGAATGTCGAATAAGATAGAGAAACATTTTTTTTATTAAACAGAATGTATTAAAAAAATCATTCTTGGATTCACAACAATTTTGTTCAAATTTTTATGAAAATGAGAATGTTCGCAGGACAGCTTGCTATTTTTGGAATAATCATATCTTGCCTTATTTTTTATGATATCCTCCAAATTGTAGATACAAAAACCACCAAATGCTGAAGTCACTTCATCAAGATTCATATTGTTTTGATATTTTTGAGTTACATAGTTTAATACATCTTCATCATGAGAATATTTATCGTATTCATTATTCCATTCATGAGTTTCTCCAAGTTCTACAAAAGCAAATGAATCGTAATATTTAAAATAAGATTCTTGAGTGGTTCCCGTTTTTACCATCCCATTACAAGCAATTGCAGAAATGTTCAAATCCATTTTTAATTGGTAAAAAGAATGTAATATTCCATCCATAAATATATTTCCATTCAAATCTAAATCCAATACACACATATAATCAAAATCATCGTTTTTAAGATAATAATTAATATAATCAATATAAATATTTCGCAAGTAGGCAAGTTTTCTAATTCGAGCTACATGAGGAGTCTTATCTTTATAAATTTGAGTGTGACCAGATATATTACATACTTTAACATTTCCATCCTGATTATAATCGCATAACAAAATAATAGTAGGATCTTCTTCTTTCCATTGGAGTAATTTTTCACGCGTGCTATCAACCGAATCATTTTCAATAATAATGAATACAGATTTTTTACAAATATTTTTCATGGCGTTGTAAAAATTTTTTAGAAAAGGAATATTGTCTTCTGAATTTCTAACAAGTCCACAAAAAATAATACCTTTTGTTTGAACATATTTTAAACCTTTTTCAACTTGATTTTTGTAAATTGTCAACTCACTTAATAGACTACTTTCATTTTTATTGATATAATACTTGCTAGAAATAGGATCTGGAGCTCTCTTGAAATTATTAATATAAAAATTATACAAAGTGTTTGTCATATTCTCGGATTGATTAAAAAATGAATTTTTATAAAACCAACACAATATAATTACAAAAAGCACCAATATTAATGAAATAAATAATAAATTTGTAGCCATTCTCTTTACTTTATAAAAAAAGTTTTTTCAATTAATATTAAAATGAATGCGATTCGAATAATATTAATTATAATTTTTATATTTTTAGTGCTGTATGATTTATACTTTTTTATAACATTTTTTAAACGCAGTAATGAAGGATACAGTATGTCTATGAAAAAAGCTACTATTCTTCCGACTGGTGAAAAAAAACAATTTTATTTACAAAATTTTGAAAATTTTATATTCAGTACCACTCCTGATGACTCTCAGTTAACTTTTAATTTAAAAGATGGATATATAACGGTTAGTCCCCAAAACTCTTATGTGGGTTTATTGAAAATGCACTTGAGTAAAAATTTTTATATTTTAGCCATTGTTCCCAAAAAAAATCAAGTAAAAAATAAATGGAATTTTGAAAAAAAATCTGGAAATAAATATTATCTGTATCAAAAATTTGGAAATAAAAAGATTTATGTCTTTATTAATAAGCATGTGGTTACTGGCTCTGATAAGAAAAAAACTGCATTTACGATAAAAAAGAAAAAATAATAAATTACCAATTATAGAGAATGTCTTGTAATTACTATCAAGTTTTTCAAAGCTTATTAAATTCAATTACCGGAAAAATTAACTATTTAGAAACAATAGTAAATAGTTATTTAACCGAAAATTATCCTTTAAAAATATCCCCTAATTCTGAAATATTATTTTCAAAATCATCCAATGGCGAAACTTATTTAAATTTAATATTCAACGGAAAAGTAGATTCTTCTATTACCGATTATACATTTGAATATAAATTTATAAATAAGACTCCTCATAACAATGTTTTAGGATCCATCTTTTATCAAAACAAGGTTTTCCCGGCTAAACAATTTATAAAAATTATCAATAAAAAGAATAGTGTAATTTTAAAAGTTCGTCTTCCAGATACTACTATTAAATCTCAAAAACAAGTTTTTCAATTCGACATCACCTTGAATGATGATGATTCCTCTTCTTCTGCTTATCCATGTGGATTTGAAATCAATGGATATTTTCTTTGGGAAAGTAACTTTATAGGATCTAGTCCTGTTACACAATATTATTGCCAAGATATATCTGGAGCTCAAACTTCCTACCAAGCTCCATCAAATGCAGTTGGAGGATCCGGCACCTATACTTATAATGGAAATACAAGTGCCAGCAATATTCCAAGCGGAATAAACTCAATCTTTTTATTTTCCGGATATTCAAATGCAGCTACTGCATTAACCAACAGTTCAGCCATTTATAATGTAGCCTATGATTATGTGACAAGTCTTGGTACTTCTGATTTTTTAATTAGTTTATGTCTTGGCGGAGGAAATTCCAACGGAGGATGGGACACTGGATCATCCGGTGCAATCTATTCTATTTATGAAGCCGTTACGAATAATGGAGTAGCTTTTTCGTACACTGAAACTGGAACTGGAAATACACTTACCGGAACTGGAACAGGAATACTAAATGACGAATACAACAGTTTATTATTTGATATTGAAACTTGGACAGGAAGTAGTGGATCGACTGGCCTTGATTTTATCAATCTATTCAATTATATTAAAAGCAATGCCAATTCAACTTTTTATGGATTTAAATGTATTATTATTACTAGTATTGCTCATTCATGTTCCAATTTTAATGGAACAGGTCAAAGCGTAATTTCCACTCTATTATCAGATAGCACCGGATCCTATGATTATATCCAAAACCAAATGTATACTCAAAATGTAGGAACTACCAATGAATATTGTGCCAATTATAATATTTTATGGACAGGATCTAATAGTTTTTCTTATTATTTGACTCAAAATGCTAATTATATCAACTATGGAAATTATTTCATCTTACCAGCTATAAATTTTGCAAATTTATACACAGGTCCAGGAACTAATACGACAGAATATCCAAATTTATATTTTTACCAATCAAGTTCAAACACTACATCTACTCTTACAGAAACTGCTTCAGGTTATATTACCATCCCTTATTCTTCAGATACTGGCGTCACTTCTTTTTTCCAAGCTATTACAGGTAATTCAGATCCCTTAGGAGGTTATATTCAATGGGTTAATGGAACCTTATCGTAATTAAAAAACTTTCCTTCCTTTAGTATTTATGCCGCCCATTAATTTCCTATCTAAATTAAAACAAATTGTCCATCTTCCTAGGTAGAAAACTAAAATGCACGTCATAAAAGTCCTTGAGGCTGTCATGAGTGCGGTCGTCCCTCCTCGCCAAAAGACTAATGGCCATTCCCTTACGTCCAAAGCGTCCAGCTCTTCCCACTCGATGGATAAAAGAGGCATGATCGCTAGGGTAGTCGTAGTTGATGACCACGGAAACATGCTGGACGTCGATTCCACGAGCGAGTGCATCCGTGGTCACAAGGACTCCACTCCTACCGTCCTTGAAAGTCCAAAGGGCGTTATCCTTTTCCGTGGGCGAAAGGTCAGAGTGGACATCCACAGCAGAAAATCGACGATCCCTAAGCTTTTGGGCGACACGCTGGACCGTCTCCTTTTTGTTACAAAACACAATGATGACCTCGTCTTTCAGCGTGTCACAGAGGTCCGTGGTAGTGTCCATCTTGTCTTCCTCGTCTAGCTCAACGTAGTACTGCTTGATACCCCTGAGGACCACGTCCTTACGACGAAGGAGCAGTTCCGCTGGGTCGGTCATGAATTCCTTGGCCGTCTCGACGTTCTTGGCCGTCATGGTAGCACTAAAGACGCCAAACTGGGTGCCTTCGGGAATCTCTCTAAAAATTTTCTGCATCGTGTCCAGGAAACCCCTTTCGTTGAGGAGCTTGTCGGCCTCGTCTAGGATACAGATCTTGAGATTGTCGAGGTTCAAGACCTTGGTCCTGACCAACTGTTCGATACGACCTGGGGTGCCAACGACGAGATGGGGATTAGTCCTGAGGTCCTCCTTATCCATGCCTGGATGACGTCCTCCCACAAAACAAGCCGTCTTGAAACCGTCCATAAACTGTCCGAGCAGCTTGGCTTCAGCGGTCGTTTGGTGGGCCAGCTCATGGGAGTCGGCAAAAATGATGGCCTGAACTTGAGGCTTGGTCGTGTCAATCTTGGAGAGGCATCCCAGGAGAAAAGAGCATGTCTTACCTGTTCCCGACTGAGCCTGAGCAATGACATCTCGTCCCTGGAGGAGAAAGGGGATCACTGATTCTTGAATCTCAGTGGGCTTGTCATAGCCCTTGGAGGCTAGGCCACGCATGAGCGCCTCGGATAGTTCCATGTGGGCAAAGCTGTCAGTAGCTTGGCTCATTTTGTTGATTTGTTTTTGCGTCCTGTGGTTTGTTGTAATCTTGATTTGTTTAATGTCTTGGAATCTTGTCTTGTTCTTCGTTGTAAGTTACTTTTTTGTCTAGAAAAAATAAAAAAAAATCATTTTTTGTAAAAATACTCAAAATTCAACCAATTATTTGTAAAATTTTATTTGTCCCAAAGTAACCAAATGGACTTTATCTCTAATTTGAATAGGTATATCTGTATAATCTTGAATAGGAATATACATGAAAATAAAAACAGCTTCGGGTCTAAACAACCAAAGTTTATCAAAATTATCATGATATACGGTTGGTTTTTCAGTTCTAATAAAATCTTGTAGATGGTTCCAAACGAATAAATACCATGCTAATTTATTTCCAGAATCACAAACAAGTTTTTGTTTACATCCTTGAATTAATGTATGCCCGCTTTTAGAATTTACATTTTCGGTTAGATAAATATGATTATTGATTATTAAACTAGGTTTTCCATTTTTATTTGTATAATCGATTCCTATAACTGGAAAAAACAAATGAAGACGACAATCTAATCCTTGAACTAAATTTCTGTGATGAGGAGCAGCAATAGAAGGATGGACGTGAATTAAACCATCCCCTCTAGTATGAACACCGTTAGGAAATCCATCAAAAGTATAAAAAGAAGCAGGCTCTTTTGGATTATCTCCAGTTTGTTCATTGAATGGTACTACGTCCTGAAACGGAGCAACTAATTTAAAAATTCCTTGGTGATAAATCCAGAATGAATAAATTATTTTAAAATAATCTTTTTCGGTTGGACAGATTTTTAAATTCATATTTTGAATTCTAGCAAGTTGAGAATCATTTTCAATTGTTTCAGATTGATGAATGACAAAATCTTGAACCAATAATTTTGGGGCTCTTTCCACAAGGACAATAGCTTCAATAGGTAAACCGGTATCTCTAGACACTTTTTTTTGTAATGATTTTAAAGAAGATATATCCTTGTATTCATAAATATTATTTCCAGTTTCAATACTGTTGTAGTAAATTTTATAAATAGCGGGTTGATGCATTTATATTTTTAAAAATATTTTTAAAAATATTTTGCTACTCCTACCGAGAGTCGAACTCGGGTTCTAGCGTTATAAGCACCAGCGAATAAACCGTTATCTTATAGGAGCATTTGTTTTATTTAAATTTATTAATTACTTAAATCAATTTTTGTTTTACCCAAAAAATTGATTTTAGATAGAATCCTAAATTTGAAAATAAAAATGGATACTTTTTTACATCTTAATTATTTAACTGTATCTTCAATAACAAGTTATTTTGTTTATAAAAATGACAACTTGTTTTTTTGTATTGGAATCGTTTTTTCCTTGTTATTAAATGATTTTCTAATGCATTTCTTGAACTTTAATAAATTAAGAAATGATATGATTATTCATCATATTTTTTCAATTGTTATTATAATATTTTTTTTACAATATTTCCAACTTGTTTATAACAATCCAATTGCTTTAAATATTATTCGTACTTTATTAGGTTTTGAAATTTCAACTATATTTTTATCAATAAATAATTTATTTTCAAAAGGAAAATATAAAACAATTAAATTTATCAATCAATTATTTTTTATAACAACATTTTCATATTTTAGAATCTATAAATTTACAACAGAAATAATTCTAGACGGAATTTCTTTAGAGTATATAAAATATATTGCTCCAAAAAATTATTTTTGGATTACTTATTCTATATATGGATTATATGCTCTTAATTTATTTTGGGCTTGTATGATTTTAAAAAAAATAAGTAAATAAATTAATCTAAAGCTACACCTGAAGCTGCGCCAGCTACTCCTCCAACAACGCCTCCTGCTACGGCAGCTGCTGCTATTGTAGTTGCGGATGCACCTGCGGCTGCAACTGCAGGAGTGATAACAGCAGATGATAACGCTGAGTAAGCTACAAATGCTTTAGTGCCTTCGACAGCTGTCATTGTGCCATATGCTAAAGTACTTCCTGAGGTTAATGTCATTCCAGGTAATGTAGCCAATGCTGGAATGGCAGCGGTTCCTCCTGTTGCAGCAGCAACTGCAACTGCTGCTCCCACACCTAATATTACACCTGCAATAGTATAATAAGAACTATATGTCTTTTTAACGTCTTGTTCTGTAATATTATTTTCATCTACAATTTCATTTATTTTATTTAATATTTTTTCTAAATCTTGTGGACTAAGAGTGTCTAAAAATTGCTCTATTCCTGTAAGTGAGCCTGTTCCGGTTTCTGTTTCTGTTAAACCAGTTTCACCAACGGGTGATTTATCATTTAAAACTGTATCAGTCATTACAGTAATTGCAGCGGTATCAATAGCAGAGATTGGAAATTGGTCAACAGTAGGATAACCATCGACAACAATCTTTGCTATCTCTTGTTCCATCAACATCATTCCTTGTTCATCAATCGAAATGGGAGTTAAAACTCCTGGACTCTTGGAACCATATCTGGTACCTCTGGTAATAGCTCTATCTTTTAGTCTTACTGCCCGATCTGCTAACCTAGTATCTCTTTGAGCAGCTCTTTTTTGTGTATTTAAAGCTACAGTTGCACGAAAATCAGCTTTTCTTTTATTAACTTGAGCTTTTTGGGCTTGTGTCTGTAAAAATTGCATATACTGAGGTAATGAAACCGATCCATCCGCATAGTGAGACCAAGCTGAAACAGATGGATTTCCTAATGGGTTCCATGTTTGTATTTGAGTGGAGGTCTGGATTCCGGTCTCTACAAAAATTGGTTCGGGTTTTGAATTTTTAGAATCAAAAGCTACCTTATTTAAACCGGCAGTCAAAATAAATATTCCTCCAGCTACAGCTACTAATGGTTTCATTGTTCTTAAATACGGGCTAGGTGCCGGTTTAGGTAATTGAGATTGTTGATATTGACTAGGAGATCTTGGTCTTATAAATTTATTTGAATAAACTCCTTGTGAAACATGACTTTTTGTTTTATTTGAATAAACTCCTTGTGAAACATGACTTTTTGTTTTTGGAGCAGATGATGATTTATAAACAGTTGAAACTTTAGTTGTAGATGATTTAGATTTTGAATCTTTATAGAGAGTTGCCATTTTTTATTAAAATAATTTTTTTAAAGAATAAAAAAAATGTCTCGCGAAGCACAAATTTTAAAAGAATTTCAAGAAATTTCATATTCAAAGATCACAGGCGATCTTATGGATCCAGATTTTATATTAAAAAATCAAGAAACATTACAAGAAATCAATAAAGTCATAGATAAATTAAAAAAAAAACAAGTACCATTTTCAGTAGAAGAATTGATTACTGCTTTTGTTCAATCTTTTACGGAAAGTCAAAAAGATAAAAAAAAAACAGAATCCATCAAAAAAATGACAACTCAAATTTTAGAACAATATAATCAAAGTCCTATTGTACAAGATATAACTTTAATTACTAAAAATACCAAGGTACCTACAGAATTGGCATTTCATATTTATACTCAATGTAATTTTGATATTAAAAAAACGTTATTCCATATTTTAGCAAGTATAAGAAAAATAGAAATTCAAGAAAAGCTTTCTAATAAACAAGCTATTTCAAGATTTGTTTTTGATAATACGCCATAAAAAAAAATATATAATAAAAATGGAAACGGTTCAAAAAAATTTACAACGTCTTAAAAAAACACTAGAAACCACTAGACCGGTAGAAAGTGTGAGTTACAAAGACATTAAAGAATTCAATAAAACTCTAGAAATTCCTTTACAAAATTTTACAGACTATTTTTTTTATCTATTCGATAAGTTAGATTCTCCAACGAAAAGAAAAATTAAAATTAAATTTGAAGAGTATTTTGAAATTAAATTTCCCAATATAACAAAAGCTGAAATAGATAATTTTTTTTCCGGTATTGGAATTATAGCTACCAAATACCCAAAACAACAACAACAAAAACAAAAACAGCAAGAAAAATATAAATTTGGTCATGCTGATTTACCAACATCCTATCAACAAATGATGGCGATGCCTTATGATTATGAACTAAGAAAACAGGAAGAAAGATTATTGTCTTTACCTCCTGATCAATTTTATCCAGAGATTAATAGTATTGGAGAATATTTTGTTGAAAAAGAACTCGATGAAAAAAAAACAAAATCAACATGGACTAATTATTTATTTGGTTATGCCGATGATAAACCTGTAGCTCCAATTTCTTGGTTTGATGAAATGAAATCAAGTTGGAAATGGACATTTTTCTTTATTTTAACTATGATAGTTCTTGCAGAGGTTGCTTTTGGAACTTTATGGAATTTAACATTTGAAATTGTGATTGTTGTGCTAATATATATTGTTCAAAACTTTCTCATCCAGGATACATTTCATATCCCACCAATGTATGTATTTTTAGGCACTACAGCTATTTTAACATTTTTTATAGCTGTTTTGCTTTCTAATTATTGGACATTATTTTTTGCATCGGGGTGGACAGGTTGGGCTTCTAGTATGGTTCCTGGCTTTAAGGCTTCAGCCCAGTGGGGCGCATTTGCCGCTCTTAGTACTTTTATACAATATAATTTGGCTGCGTTTTTAGTAGTTGTATCATGCATTATTTTTCCTTTAAAACAAACTTATAATTATGCAAAATTGAGACAATTGAATATGCAAGTTACTAAAAAACAACGTCAAGCTAAAGTTGAGCAACAAAAAAGACGTCGTGGAGAACGCCAAATTGAAAAACCGATTCAGGATTACCTAAAAGAAAAGTTATTATTTGAACAATTCAAAAAAATTGTACCCAATGTATCTTTTACAGAATCACAAATTAGTATTTTTTTAAGAGAATCCAATTTTAATCCAGAAAATATTGAAAATATAAGTAAAATTATTAATAAAGATACATTGGAACGTAGTATTCAACCAAAATTTAGAAAATTTATCTTATTCTTAATTAATCAAGAATTTGAACAAGAGGGTATACAAAAAATTAAAAAAGTATTTGCAGAAAATCATATGAGTTTATCTAATGATGACTTTTTAGAACTCATAGCAAATTTAGTATGGAGTGGTTTTAAAAGCGTAAAAGATATTTGTGAATATATGGGAGATAAAGAAGAAAAAGAAAATCAATATACTTTACGAGGTTTTGAGTTTACACCTAATCCTGCAAAAAAATTTAGCAAAATAATTCCTCAGTTATGTATAATAAAACCATCAGGGCAACAACAAACAAAATTAAGAAAATTGTTTAGAGATTTACCTAATGCTGATGATTTACGTCCTGTTACGGATATTCAGCATAAAAAATTACAAGAAAGATTGCAAAGACTTAAAAAAGGACAAGA